TCAAGGGTTCAGAGATTCTTCGTTTCTGGAACTCTTTCGTATAAACATTGGCCCTGTACCTAACAACAGCCACTCACACGACACACCATACCCTTCAGCAAGATAAGCAAGATGCTCGACACGCAGGGTACGCTTATCTCTGTTATGCTTTAGGGTATTCATATTTCCGTAGTTCAGACCGAACTCTCTTGTGAAAGTCTGTAAGCCCTTTATTCTTCTTTGGTCTTTGAGGACGTCAAGCGCCTTGAAGAATCTGTCGCTTATATCCAGGGCACGATCGGGAATATTCAATTTCATTTCAACGCCATTTTTTCAAGTAAGTCCATTAGACGTGAATTGATTTCGTCCTGCCTCTCTACATGTTTTGTTATCGCCTCGGTCTGCTTTTTGATAATCTCAATCAAATCGGCATCATTTTGGATTCCGTTGTTCTGATTACCGGAGCCATTGTTCACATTGTTCTCTGCGTTTACGAATGGAGAAGGCTCTATCTCGAAAGCCTTGACCTCTTCCTCGCCATACTCATCGTACAGTTTTTGAAACTGCGCAGGCGTTGGGTCTATACCCTCTGATTCGTATCTCGAAATGTTAGATTGGGAAATTCCCATAATCTCTGCTAGCTTGGACTGAAACAGTCCGTGAGCCTTTCTGAATTCTTTATATTTGAACATATCTGTATAAATTTGTTAAATTTGACTAAATATCTTCGATATATTTGCATATATCAGAATATATTTGTATCTTTGCATAAAGATATAAAACATAGTGCAAAGATAATGGAAAATATTCAAACATCAAACACTTTTGAGGAAAAATCTCAAAAAATGACCTTAAAAGGTTATTATCAGGGGTTGCCTTTGAGAAGCGCCCCACGATACGACTTCATCACGGAAGTTGCTAAACGCTGCAAGGTTACCGAGCAGACAGTTAGAAATTGGGTTCTATATGGTATGAAGCCACAGCAGCATATCCACGTAGAAATATTATGTAAGCTAACGGGCATTAGCGAGGAGGACCTATGGAAGGATTAGAGTTCTATATGTTCGAGGATGAGTTATGGTGTAAGACTTCAGACGGAAAGAATTTCATCGTTGACGAAACTCATACGGAGTTAGCGAAATATATTCTGGAAAAGGTTCGTGCTTGCTATCCGGAAGCTTACAAGGCGTTGGAGAAGATTTATTCCAAGAGTGCACCTAACGAGAGTTACTACCAGTACCTCATGATGCGCCGATTTTGCAAATGCAATTTTTGCCGACTCGACACTACAGCTTTTGATGTTGTCGATGTTGACAAGGATGGAAAGTTCAACTTCGAGAAGGTCGAATGTCCAATGCGTGGTGAATGTTCTTATGAAGGTATCGTATGTTTGCCAAGGTTTAATGCTAATCTTTCTACTGCGGAGCTGCGTGTGATGAAACTGCTTTACGAGGGGCGAAGCGAGCAGGAGGCGGCAGCGGAGCTATTCAACTCTCCGAACACGATACACCAGCACGTTAAGTCTGTGTATGTAAAACTAGGAATACATAAGCTCTCTGAGTTTATAGCCTATGCGAATAAGAATAATTTGTTCAACAATTAAATATTAGATTATGCCAATTATTAGAAAGAATGACGTTGTTACAGAGCGTCCAGTGATTATCGTACTTTATGGTACTCCAGGTACCGGTAAGACATCTTTGGCTACTACAGCCAACAGTCCTTTACTCATCGACACCGACCGCGGCTTTGACCGTGCCGTCCAGCGCCCAGACATTGTTGTCACGGCTTCACGCTGGGAGGACATCTATAACGCAGAGGTTATCGGTTCCTATGTTGTTGAGGATGGCAAGCAGGTTTGGAAGCCAGGTTTGATCAGTGAGTGTAAGACCATCGTAGTAGATACTGCCAAGGCTATGCTCGATGACTATCTCAACGCTTTTGCTATTCAGCAAGACCCTAAGCTGGGAACTAACTCATTGAAGCGATATGGTGTGATGGGAGAATTGTTCAAGCAGTTTGTCGGCATTCTCCGTTCAAACAATTCAGACATCATCTTCATCTGCCACGACAAGGAGACACAGGAGGGAGACTACATCAAGCATTCTCCAGACTGTACAGGACAGAGCAAGGACTTGCTCATCCGTATTGCGGACCAGGTAGGTTATATCTGCAAGGAGAACGGCAATCGTGTCATCAAGTTCGAGCCACAGGACAATCGTGTTGGTAAGAATGTTGCAGACCTGCAGGACACTTGGATTCCAGCTTACGGAACAGAGGAGTTTGACACTTGTATGGCAGACATCATCAAGAAGGTGAAGAAAGCTATCGTGAATAAGTCAGACGCTCAGGCAAAGGCGCAGGAAGCTGTTGATGATGCCCGAAAGAAGCTTGCAGCCGTGGAGACCGTAGATGATGCAAATGCGCTCATAGAGGTAGCTCACGGGCTGAATAAGATTCATCAGAAGGCATTTATGAACCAGATGATCAAGGAGCTTGCCGCCAAGGGCATTGACTTTGACAAGAAAGGCAAGAAGTTCGTCAAGCACGAGGATGCAGCATGATGAAGCCTTTGATTAGAGTTACCCAGTTAGAGAGCTTCAGACGATATATGTCTGGCGAATATGCTTACGTTACAGAGCAGGACGTCATAGATAATATCACCAAGAAGTTCGAGGGCAACGATTATACAAGAATAGGAACTGCCTTTCACTCCATCGTGGAGACTGGCAGTCCCCATTGCTTCAAGGAGCCGGAAGGTGTTCGTCATTTCACCTATTATAAAAAAGATAAGACAGAACCCGTTCCAAAAGGAAGAAGGTTCGTCTTTGATGAAGGTGAAGCGATTCTTGACATTCCTCAATGCAAGGTTGCTTTAAAATATAGGAATGAGCATCCTGGCGCCTTTCATGAGGTTCGCGAATACAAGGATTTCGGCGATGCCGTTATCACGGGATGTGCCGATATGATTGACGGACTAGAGATAAGAGACATCAAGACTAAGTACGGACCGGTATCAGACAAAGACTATATAGACAGTTGCCAATGGCAGCTTTACCTAGAGTTGTTTGAAGCTGATGTGTTCCATTTTGACTTGTTTGTCTTTGAAGGTTATAATAAGGATAAGCATAAGGGTGACGTTAGAGGCCTTAAGCTTACACCTTATGAGCCAGCTATCACTTGCTACAGATACCCAGGGATGGAAGACAAGAACCACGCCCTAGTGCGCGACTTCCTAAAATGGGTAGAAATGAGAGAATTATTACCATATTTACCATTAACAGAATCAGATGGCTAATACAATGACAGGAAGGGTATTGCTCATCGGCAATGTCGAGGAAATACCCAGCAAGAGCGGTGGAGAGCCGTTCAAAAAGAGAGTTGTGGTTCTTAACTGTACACACTCGAATTACGGAGATGTGTACGAGAACTACCCAAGTTTTGAGTTCAGCGGAAAGCACGTGGATGATCCTGCGGCTTTTGCGGTTGGCGAGATTGTTACCATATCCTTTGCTCTTCAAGGTACCAAGTATCAGAAGAGTGCAAATGACCCGGTAAAGTATTTCAATACCATTTCGGGTTACAAGATAGAAAAGTATCAGAGAGGTAGCCAGACGCAGCAGCAAGCACCTCCACCACCGCAGCCGCAAGGAGTTCAGTCACCGGCACCGCAGCCGGGCAAAGATGATGACTTGCCATTCTAGTTATGATTTTCAATCTCAACAATGACAAGGACAGGGCAGACTACAAGGACTATTGCAATGGTCTTTATATGGATGCCTTGAAAAGTGGGAAGGGTTTTATCGTGGAGGTGAAGAAAAAGCACCGTCCACGTTCCCTTGCCCAAAACAGCTATCTGCACGTTTGCCTTCAGTATTTCGCATCAGAGTTCGGCTACGATGAAGAATATGTGAAGTATAACATTTTCAAGCAGATAGTGAACAGAGAAATCTTTGCGAAGCAGAGAACAAACAGAAGAGGACAGCCTGTAACCTATTGGAGAAGCACGGCTGACCTTGACACAAAAGAATTAACAGACGCTATTGAGAAGTTTCGGAACTATTCAAGTATGGTTGCAGGGTTGTATATACCAGAACCTAATGAAGAAGCAGCCTTGCTTGAAGCTCAGAAACAGATAGCATTATATGAAAAGTATTTATAATTATGAAATCAGATTTGAAAAATTATGTTCCAGAGAACATTGAGTTTGTATTGGAGGACGGTGTAAAAGACATGTTCCCAATGGAGTTGGACTTCCTTGCTTTGACCAAGGAGAACCTTTGCGGAGAGAAGCCTTTGAAGAATAAGGCAGACATTCTTGAGTTTGTCGGAAAGCACTTCACGGCGACCTTCCCTGACAATGAGTTGGTTACACGTTTCCTCGATGAGTTCGAGAAGAAGAACATCAGAGAGGAGTATTGCACACTCGAAGAGAACGTGGTGCCAGCTCGCAAGCTGGAGTTGGAGGAGGCTTTGGAAAAAGCCAAGAAGATGAAGAAGGACGCAGAAGAGGCTTATGCTTCTGTCCTCATGGAAGTAGCCAAGTATGCCGCTGAGGTGCGCCAGGGAACTGTTGATATGCGCCTTAAGTCAAAGGATGTCTTCTGCATTGCATTGGCAGGCTATTACCTCGTATATAACTGGGATGCAAATTCAGAGAAGTTCCTGCTTGCAAAGGCTTACGCTATCCCAGACCGTTCTGAGATTTGGGCTAACGAGGTCAAGAATCGCGAGAGTATGAAGGAGGTCTTCGGATTGGAGTTCCCGGAAGAGGAGCAGCCAAAAGAAGAAGCTCAGTCAGAGCAGTCTTCAGATGATGACGATGATGAATTACCATTCGGCGAGTAATGAAGTACACTCTTAGAAATTATCAAAAGCAAGCTAGTGATGCAGCCGTAAGGCTGTTCACTAGCAAGGCTGACAAGAACGGATTGGTTATACTGCCTACGGGTGCAGGAAAGAGCTTGGTGATAGCAGATATCGCCTCTCGTCTGGAAGGGCCGCTGTTAGTCTTTCAGCCCAGTAAGGAAATTCTTCAGCAGAACTTTGCCAAGCTGCAAAGCTATGGTATCTTCGATTGCGGTTGCTATAGTGCCTCTGTAGGATGTAAAGATATAAACAGAATAACCTTTGCCACCATTGGAAGCGTGATGAATCATATGTCAGATTTCGATTGTTTCAAGAACATCATAATTGACGAATGTCATTACGTAAACTCTAAAGCTGGGCAGTACAAGGAGTTCATAGAAGCGAAGAACAGACAGGTTGTTGGATTAACAGCCACGCCATACCGCCTTGATCGTGCCGAAGGAGGTTCCATCTTGAAGTTCCTCACAAGAGTCAGACCTAGAATTTTTTCAAAGGTCATCTATTGTTGTCAGATTGGAGAGCTGCTTTCCAAAGGTTATCTCGCAGACTTGCATTATTATGATTTGACAGAATTGGATTTAAGAAGAGTCAGAAGCAATTCCACCGGTGCAGATTATGATGAAAGAAGTCTCCTCGCAGAGTATGAGCGTTGCGGATTCTATGATAAGCTATCAAATACAGTAGTCAAGGTTCTGCAGCCTAAAAGCGGCATACCAAGAAAGGGAGTACTTGTATTTACCGCTTTCACAAAGGAGGCTAGGCAGTTGGTTGATAAGCTTCAATCACTCAGAATCAATGCCGCCATCGTTACAGGAGAGACACCCAAAAAGGAGCGTGAAGCCATTCTCGAAGGATTCAAGAGGAGAGAAATAAAGGTTGTTGCCAACGTTGGTGTACTGACTACGGGATTCGATTATCCAGCCTTAGACACCGTTGTCTTGGCACGTCCGACGAAATCTCTTGGACTCTACTACCAGATGGTAGGCCGCGCTATCAGACCTTTTGAAGGCAAGGATGGGTGGATAGTTGACTTGTCGGGCAATTATAGTCGGTTCGGAAATGTCGCAGACCTCTTTATTAGCAGACCTCCAGGAACCACGAAATGGGCGGTATATTCCAGAGGGACACAATTAACTAATGTAGTATTGAAATAAAAAGATATGTTTCCATTTTATAATAAAAAGAAGAAATCTCCTTCTGCTCCCAAAAAGAGAAAGAAGAGTAAGCCGGATTTAGTCAAGAGGCTAGACAAGGTGTTTGCATTGTATATTCGTCTGAGAGACTGCATGCCGAGCGGCATGGGACAATGTATCAGCTGCGGAAAGATAAAGCCGTACAGAGAGCTTGATTGCGGTCATTTCTTCGGACGTTCCAACATGGCCACCCGATTCGACGAAGACAACTGTAATGCAGAATGTATCGGGTGCAATAGAGTGAAGTCAGACCATCTTATATACTATCAGGAGAATCTGATAAAGAAGATTGGCGTTGCTAGATTCTCCACTCTGCGAGAGCGTGCCCACTCTATCAAGAAATGGGATGACGATGAGTTGGAGAAAATGATCAAGTATTATACTAATGAAGTAAAGAGGCTGAGTTATGAGAAGGGTATCACCGTTAATTTGTAAAAAATATAAGTCCCCAGTGTTTCACAACACCGAGGACTTGAACCAATTAAAATCCTATAAAGATTATACTTTAAAGGGATTTGTTTGCAAAGGTAATGAATTATTTTCAAATTGCCAAATAAATCCCATAAAAAAAGCCCGCTCACCAGCAGGCTAAAGAGAAACCCACGCATCTTTCTTTTTACAGATGCTATGGAAAAAACATATTGCAAAGGTACTAAAAAATATCAAGATAGCCAAATATATATATGAATATATTTTGGTATTTTTGAATATTTAACTTAATTCTTTTGCATATATCAATATAAATTAGTAATTTTGCATTAAAGAGAAACGATTATAATAACAATTAAAATATTATACAATATGGAAGAGACGGAATTTCTCAGAGATTTTGAAGGAATCAAGGACTACAGAACGTTCTTGGTAGGCTTGGACAAACAGTTCAAGTCGGCAGGTGTGTTGTATCGTGAATTTAAGATTTTGGAAGGGATGGCTTCTATAGCTTTAAAGATTAGCCCTTCTATCCACAATTTTATCTCTAAGCAGCAAAGTGCTGTTTACAGTAAGTTACAGACAGAAGTTGACTCCCTGGCAAATAGTATAAAGCGAGGTAAGATATGCTTCATTAAGAACGAGGACTTGAACCAATAAGATTATGAAATATAATTGCATCAGAAATAGTGATTCTCCAGAAGTAATGAGAGCAAGGGTGAAGCACGGCATAGCTGCCTACGGCATCTACGTTGCTCTTATGCAACTATTGGAGGAAGACGAGGATCATAAGCTGTCAAAGGATTATTCTATGATAGCTTATGAGATGCGTGTTGATGTTTCCGTGGTGCAATCTGTAGTTGAGGATTTTGATTTATTTGAGGTTGAGGAAGAGTATTTCTATTCTAAGGAACTTTCGGACACTATCGAGCAGGCAAGAAAAGTCAGCGAAGCTAGAGCTAGAGCCGGTCGTGCCGGAGGTGCAGCAAAGGCTAGAAATTTCGCAGAAAATGCCAAAGAATCTTCTAGCAAATGCCAAGCAAATGCTAGAAAAAACGTAGCAAATGCTAGTGAATCTCTAGCAAATGCTACAAATTCTCTAGCAAATGCTACAGAAATCCTAGCAAATGCTAGCGAATCTCTAGCAAATGCTAGAAAAAACGTAGCAAATGCTAGAAACCCAAAAGAAAACGAAACAGAAAAAGAAAACCTTCCCCCTAAGACCCCTATAAAAGAAAAAGATAAAGAAAAAGAAAATTGTCTTAGCAGACGGCTGAGTTCTAACGAACTCTTTCTCACGCCCGAGCGTACGAGCGCGTGTAAGAAGCCACAGAAAGAGCCAACTCCGTGCCATAGGGGTCGTCAGATATTCGAGGCTTACTTCCTAGAGCTATACGGAGAACCTTATTACTGGCAGGCTAAAGACGCAAAGGCTATGAACTCTATTCTAAAGAAAATCGCTTTTGCTAGAAGCCATAGAACGGTGCCGCTGCCGACTGATGACGAGAGCCTTCTAAAAGCGTGGGGTGAGTTCCTGCATCTTATAGACAAGACTTGGATAATGAACAATTTCTCCGTCAACAAGATAGACTCTCAGTATAACGAGATAGTTTCAGAAATGAAAAATCATAAACAAAACGTAACAAGCAATGGAAACAAATACAGAAAAGAATCAGGCGTCCCGAAGTATGAGTCCAAAGCAGCCTATGAATCGGGGTTTGGCTCTGCCAATAGATAATCGGGAGATAAAGAATACTCTCTATGCTTTCTACAAGAGAGAGGTTGAGAAGAGAAAGAACGAGTTCATCTTCACCGAGGAGATAAAGAATAACTTGTCTGTAGTTGGTGATTTCCTCACTACGGAGACACGTTTCTACGGGTTGTTTCTGCCAGGAAGTATCGGAAACGGAAAGACTACGATGCTTAAGGCTATCCGTGACCTGCTCGTTTATCTCGCAGATACCAATCAAATCAGATTTTGCGAGGGAGACAAATATCCCCGTTTCATTTCTGCAAGAGAAATGGCTAACGTGGCAAAAGCTCCGACAGACTTCCGTGCGCTCAAAGATACGAGATACCTTCTCATTGACGACCTTTGCGAGGAGCCAACTGAGGTTGTGAGTTTCGGCAACTGCATTTATCCGTTTACGGAGCTGATTGAATACCGGTATGAGAATCTACTTCCGACTTTTATTTCAAGTAATTTCGGAGCGGCTGATATATCGGAGAAATACGGAAATCAGCGTATCGGTGACAGAATGAAGGAAATGTTCAAGATTGTTAGTTTCAAGGAGGAATCATTCAGATGAGTTTAGCACAATCACCGTATCAGAATCAGCCATTAGTGAATGACCCTAAGGCTGAGCAGTATGTTATCGGAAGCCTTCTCATTGACCCTACGGCTTATACCGTAGTCAGTCAGTATCTAGATGAAGACTGTTTCTATGACCCTATATGTCGTGACATTTGGAAAGCCGTTGACAATATGGGCAAGCACGGTATGCCGATAGATATCATATCTGTATCATCCGAACTTGGCAAGCAGAAGTCGAACGTGACTTCGTTGGACCTGATGAACATTTCGGCACAGATTGCTTCGTCAGCTCACATAGAGTATCATGCCATCAGATTGCAAGACCTTGGCAGGCGAAGAAAGCTATGGATAGTAGGACAGCAGCTTTCCAAGGTGGGACTGTCAGAAGAGGTACTTACCGCAGACGCACACCAAGAGGCTATAGAGAGTATCGGAGGAGTATTCGAGAAGGCGGATGGAGTGTTCACGCTCAATGATGCCATGAACAGCCTAAACGAGATAATGGTTAAGAACGCCACCGTTGGAGGTGTTACGACAGGAACCAAGACCGGTATGGAGCGATTCGATGAAAAGGGAGGTCTGCAGAAGTCTGACTTGATTATCGTAGCCGGCGAAACTTCTCAGGGAAAGACGAGTCTTGCGCTTTGTATGACAAGACACGCCATCGAAAACGGAGCAAAGGTTGCTTTCTATTCTATGGAAATGACGAAGGAGCAGCTTACGGCACGCCTGCTTTCCGCCAAGACGAACATTCCGGCCAACAACATCCTTTATTCGGGCAGTCTGGCTCCAAGTGAGATAAGGATGATTGATGATGCTAGAGGCAAGTTGCCCGGAGAGAATTTATTCTTTGATGACAAGAGTACGTCAAACATAGACTCTATCCTTCTTTCCATCCGAATGCTTAAGATGCAGAAGGACATAGACGGAGCCGTAGTTGATTACTTGCAGATTCTTAATGTAAACTCCAGGAGTACGAGTTTCAGCAGGGAGCAGGCTATGGGTGATGCCGCACGAAGATTCAAGAACCTCGCCAAGGAGCTGAACATATGGATCATCGCCCTAAGCCAGTTGTCTAGAGATAGCAACTGTCCCGAGCCGAACTTGAACAGACTGCGTGATAGTGGACAGATAGGAGAAGCTGCCGATGTTGTCATCCTAGTCTATCGAGCAGAGTATTACAACAGAGCGTACCCGGCCCCATTCGACAATAAGGATGACTACCCTACTGACGGAACGGCTATGATAGACGTTGCCAAGGGACGTAACATCGGAACATTCAAATTCTTTATGGGATTCAACAAGAATACGACAAACTTTTTCAAGACAAATTTAATCAACGAGGAAGTGCAGGTTCCTTTTGAAAAGCCAGAAGAAACAGATGCACCATTCTGATAATCAGTCAGTTATAAAGTATTATAATTTAGTATTTTTAACTAAAAAGTCGTTAGTATATTTGCATATATCAGAAAATTTTCGTACCTTTGCATATAGATAAAAGGTAGTACTTTTGATTATTCAGAGCCTACCTTACAAGTTGAACCAATTAAAATTATAAAGATTATGAAGAAGTTAGGATATATTGAAACTAGCAGTTTGACCTCCTCTAAAAAGGAACAGTTGCAGAAACATTTCAGAGAGTGTGCGGTCGTATGCCTTTCGACGGATAAAGTTTTCAGGGCTTTTGGAGAGATTGAGGAAAATCTTAGACCAGACCACAATTTGGGCAATTACAGAGATAATCCATATTTCGACATGCTTCGCAAGCAGTATATGCTGGTCAGATTCATAGAGGAAGAGTACTTCCGTAAGTACGGGAACAGCTATTGTTCTTTCGAGACCGTGAAAGAATATCTCGATTCAATAGATGATTTGAGGACGCTCGATGAGCACAGTTGCCTCGAAGAAATCGACAGGATGATTTTAACCAGAATGTCGCTTCAGATTAGTAAAATATAAACCAATTAAAATTCATAGAAAGGGAATAATTATGAGAAATTCAAATTTCAATCTTATTAAATCATTGGGCTACGTGGTCGTAGTCGCCATTATGGCGGAATATTCAACACCACAAGAGTATTGGAAGAACGTCGAGGACGGTTGCTTGTATGGCCACGTTGGGGACAGCATGGAAGAGTATAAGCTCTTGATGAAGGAAGGCATTATGTAAAGGAGGTACGGTCATGGGGTTAATTGAAGAAATCAGAGCAGCTAGAGTTTCTCAACTCACAGAGGAAAACAAGGAAAAGCTTCTTGCTTATATCAAGAAGTACTTGATGCGATATGATCACGCTTTAATCGGTGGCGCAGCACACTTTTCATATGATTGGAAAATTCCAGACCCAGATAGCAAGGATTGGTGGAGAGACTGTTATGCTCCATACAAACTCCATCCAGCTATTACGGATTGGCTGACCAGCCTTGGCTTTAAGTGTAGCCGCTATTATAACAGAGGAGGTGTTGACCAGGGAATATGTGTAAGAATATAAACAAGTGTTGTGGCAACTGTGCATTGTTCCTTCACGAGGACATTTATGGATATGGATCTTGTGATTTTTCCGAGAACCCTCATTGTGGGGACAATGCTTGCCAAGCGTATAAATTAAACGAGTTATGAAATACGTAGATTATAAAGCCAAGCAACAAAAGGAGTTCAACAAGCTCCCGATGAAAGCTGCCTTTGGAGACAAACAGTTTGAGGAAATGATGGCTGAGTGGGGACTCTCAACCAGCGAGGAAGACTTAAAGAAGATTTCTTCCTTAGGCTGTGGAGTCTATTGCCTAAAAGAGGATGAGCATTTGTTCATCGAGTTTTCCGAGCGTTCAGTAAAGGAGGACGAGGAGTTCTATTCAAATGATGAGAATTTAAAGGATGCTCTCATCTATGAGTTTGGCAACCATGAATGCGGATATACATGGGAATTTGAGAATGGTATTATCGCATTGGGATTCTCTGTCAAAGAGTTTCTTTCGGACGAGCGCAAAGCCAAGGTGTTCATAGAGGCAAGAAAAGAGTATATAGACAAATTGGAGGGCTAGCTATGTTGGTAAAGGAAATGGTACAATACACGAGAACGGCAGACATGGAAGAACTCTATCTGATGCTCAATAATGATTCTGTAGCCTACAACCTTTGGCACGATGCTGCAGAAAAGTACGCCCTGAAGATGGTAAATGGCGAGGCGGTAATGATGGAGAATGTCGCCCATGTGATGATTGCAAGAATCATCCAGTCATGTGACAGACTGATAAACTGGCGCAGAAAGATGATTACTGATGCCCTGGATATTACTAAAGAGCAGAAGGAGATTGTCGCATGGCAGTGGTTCTACAATAGTATGATGGATTTATATACTTATTATAAAGGTAGGCAAAAGTAGGGTTTAACATAACGGGTAGTAAGGACACCCACAAGTTAGATACCTTATTCTTATCTGGCAGCCGGAAAGACGGCAGCCTACCTTCTAATAAAAATACAATATGAAGGATTACGATTACTTATCTCTTATAATAGAGATTTCCCAACAGCATCAGAGCTGTTCTGGAGATATTAGGGATTACGAGTATGTTTGCAGACTGGATTGTGTCGGTGACCATAATGAAATATTGGAATTTATGCTTCAATGGGATTATGGAGAAGATACATCAGATACACAAACTGAGTTAGACAAATATGAAGATGTGCTCATCGAGACAGATACACATATACTTGCAAAATGTGAGTCCAGGAACTTCGGCTGGCAAGGTGACGCATTCTTCCTTTATAGAAAGGATAAAAAGAAATGAAAAATATTTATCATATACATCAGTCTTCCAATTCCTATTGGGATAGTCATTGGACAGACACAGATTATTATCTGTGCGATAGCGAGGAGGAATACCAGCAGAAATTGGCTGAATATACCGAGGAGCGTAAGCAGATTGAGAAGGATTTTAAGGAGAATCCAACAGAGGCCAACAAGTATCGTGCATTGTTCTTTCAGCTCAGCAAGGAGCAAAAGGTACATGCTAACGAATACTATTACGCACATGAATGGTGCGGCAAGGAGTTCGATGCTTTCGGTTTCTGCTGGAGTAAGAGGTTGGATAGAAGCACGCATTACAAGTACTTCTTGAAGCCGGGTTCCGTAACAAATGAAAGCGTAAGTTCTGCCGTTGGCAGATTTACAGGATATGGAAGTTAAACTTAATAAGATTGGAGGTGATTTATGTAAAAACAAGTAGTATTATCACTAACAGGTCGGGGATTGATTATATAACAATAGTAATAATGTTCTTTATTTTGTTGGCAGCTCGGAAAGACGGCACCCGACCTTTAAAATTTAATCAGTATGGAAATAGAAGAATTAATAAAAATAGCAGAGTCTGATTCCTGGACTGTCACCGAAGAGGAATACACAAATGGGAAAGGATTGCTCTTTTCGAGATATTCACCTGCAGGTCAAGACTTCTCTATATCAACCGGACCATTTGAAAGTGCGGAAGAATTGATCAACTGCATCCACCAGCGTTACGTAGAATTTGATGCTGACAGTGAAACATATTTATGGTTAGACAACGATGGCCATGGAAAGAACGGAGCACCATATCGCATGAGGGATGTGCTGGAAGACATGGAAGCTTGCAAGAAGATGATTTACGACTTATTTATTTGTTATCGGGACGCTTATGAAAAGAAGTGAATTATTTATGGCTTGTGCCAACGAGTATAGTTACAGATGCAATTCCGATTGCGACAACTGTCAGCTATACCTTCGTTACTTAAAAGAAAAGGAGGATTGATTATGAAAGGGAAAGATATTATCGCGGTCAGCAGTTTTGGCGTACAAACATACTATCCTATCGGACAGAAGCTTAGTATAAACGGGAAAATCTGCGTGGTAGCGGAACGTGGAGATTGTGTTAATTGCGTCGTTTGTGTACCTAACGTTCCACTTCACGATCAAGAAGTTACCTGTGCAAACCTAGCTTGTACTGCTGACGAACGAGAAGATAAAACTAGTGTTCATTTTAAAGTGGTTTAATTATGAAGGTATATCTAATTTATAAAGATGATGCCTGGCATACAAAGGGAAGCGGCGAATTGCTTAGAGTAGCCTATAGCCTTCAGAAATGCTACGCAACAGCAGAGGCCAATGGAGCTTCGGAAGAGCAACTTAGAGATTTGCGCAACATTGGACAAAGTCAGTGTAGTGGGAAAAGTTACGAATTTAACATAGAAACATGGGAGGTTACATAAAATGAAATATGATGTTTGCATTCAAGAAACTTTGAGTAAGACAATAACCGTAGAGGCAGATACAAACACGGATGCTTGCTCTATGATTAGAGAAAAGGTTAATAATGGTGAGATTGTTCTTTCTGCTGACGATTTCACTGGTTGTAGAATTATAACGGCACAGGAAGCTTATGGAAGTGAAGACAACAAAGACTGAGTACAGAGAACTGCTTAACGTTCTAGAAAAAGCAGCTAATCTGATTGACGAAAAAGCAACTCGATCCAGAGAACTTGATTTAGCTAGAAGATTAAGCAGGTCAAAGGCTTTGCTGGTAAAAAGAAATGGCAGTCTTCAAGGAGAAAGCGGCGATAGTCATTAACGGCATCGTGTACGTGGCGGAACCAATGGATGATTGCGAGGATTGTGCGTTTTGTACGGGCTTGGCACAATGCAGCGTAGATTTCATTTGCATCTCTATGAGAGAAGCATTCCGTAAGGGATTCAGAAACAAGCCTATCGGTTTCAAAAAATGGAAAGGTTATGAAAGGAACAGAAACATTCAAGAAGGTAATCAAGGCATATCTTGACAAGCGTGCAGCAGAGGACGAGCTTTTTGCGAAGGATTATGCCAAGCCTGGCAAGAACATCGATGATTGCTGCGACTTTATTATCTCAGAGGTCAAGAAATCCGGAAGGAATGGCTTTGACGATGATGAGATTTATGGAATGGCAGTTCATTATTATAATGAAGAAGAAGTCTCATTTACTAAGAATCAGAATTGCACCATTGTTACAAATCTCTCAGACCAGACCAAGGAGAATCTGGAGAAGAAGGCTGAGGAGGAGTTCAAGCAAGCCAAGATCATGGAGCTCAAAAAGAAGGAGTCCGCAGAGAAGGAACGCTTGAAGAAGAAAGCCGAGGCTCAGAGAAAGAAGGATGCAGAGATTGGGCAGTTGAGTTTGTTTGATTTTTAAATATGTGAGTTATGAAGCCAAGAAATAAGACAGAACGTGAAGTTGTAAAACTCTCAGATAGAATACCGGAGTTGTCAGATAAGCAACGCGAGTGGGCCATCAAGACTTGCATCTCTGAAGATGATGCCTACAAGTATGGTGACAGATTTTCAAGAGGGTGTTTCTATCTTGTATGCACATTCAAGGGATGGCAGGTTCTCAGGTACTTCCAGGTAAGAGTGAAGTTCCGGTTCCACAAGATGGTTAAGGAGAAGATTTACTTCAAGGAGTGTATGCAGCAATGGTTGAAAGACGGGGAATATGTTTTTCTTGCCAAGCAGAGAACTAGCGGATATATTGTAGATGCTTTTTCTGCTTTTGGAAAGTTGGAAGTAAGAACGCATACTTTATGGAGCGGTTTGGGCGACCCTCGCGATATCGGGTTCGATGGAGTATATTACGCTTCAGTCCAAGACAAGTATAAGTACGCTCTCAGAGACTTCAGGGAAAAGATTCCGTGTGACGAAATCTTCCGTTCCGTCAATGCTAACACATACAATGAAACTCTCATGAGACGTGATGTTGATATGTGGAGAATGTGCAAGTATCACGAAGCTGTCTTCGATAGAGAAAGAATGTCAGCCGTCAAGATTGCCGTCAGACACAGAAAAGCTGATTATATTTATGATAGCTTGTGGTGGGATATGCTCGATAGCATCATATATCTTAAGAAAGATGTACGTAACCCTTCTATAGTTTGTCCGGAGAATCTTCGCGAGGCACACGACAAGTGGCTAAAGTCAGCAGACAACAAGAAAAAGAAAATGGAGGACAGAATGACTAAGCTGCGTTTGATTGCGGAAGAGAAAATGCAACTCAGATACCTGGAGCAAGCGGCTAAAGCCGAAGAGGAGAATAAGAAAAAGGCAGAAGCAATGGCTAATGTTTATGTTGACAGAAGAAAGCAGTTCTTTGACATTGACATAAAGGACGGCGCCATAGACATACAGGTTCTTAAGTCCGTCCAGGAGTTCTTTGAAGAGGGCAAGGAAATGGGGCACTGCGTATTCAGAAACGGCTATTACGATGTGAACAGAAAGCCGAACTGCCTCATACTTTCTGCCAAGGTAAACGGGCAGCGTATGGAGACTATCGAGGTAAACTTAGCCGATGTTACCGTTGTTCAATGCCAGGGCCACAGAAACATCAATTCCGCTTTTCACGATGCCATTCTGAAGCTTATCAAAGACAATCTGTGGCAGATAGAATCTAGGCTTCCGAACAGAGCAAGCAGAACGGCGTAATTTTTAGTATTTTTGGCTAAATTTTCTGTTTGATATATTTGCATATATCGGAATTTTTTCGTATCTTTGCGTATGAAAAGAGCCTATTTTGCGGTGTTTTTGACTATTCAAGCCGCATATATGCACGATTTTATGTTAAAATATAGTTAATTTCGGATTTTTAGTATTTAATCATTAAATATTTTATTAAATTTGCAGCGATGGAATACGATTACAGTAAGCTCAGAGAGTTCATCAAGCGTTGTAAGTGGCAATGGGCTACTTCGATGATAGACGTTCCTCACGAGTACATTCACAGAGACAAGTGCGCATTGACAAACGACGAGTTCTATTACTTCGTCAGCGCACAGCGAGACAATGGAGTCCATGAAAGATGGGGAAAGTATAATTTCCCGTACCTTTACATTGACGGTTACAAGTATTGGACGATGGGCGATCCATTCGAGACTACTTGGATTCTGAACAGACAGAAGGTTTTCAACGAGTTTGACTTCCTTGAGTGGCCGGTACCGCGAATCTATTCGAACCAGGAAATGGACGTGATGGCAAAGTCAATCATGTTCACGTTCAAGGACAGGAAGTTTTTCGAGGCAGGCATCGGAAACGGAGACTTCGTCGCCTATACCAAGATTAAGCCGGAAATGTATTATGGTGTTGACCCAAGCAAGAAAGCTATCAAGCAGTTCAGAGAGAAGGCTATAGGCTTCTACCGCAGATGTTCCACAATTTCGTTTGAGGAGGCGATAAAGAAATGGATGTCAGCAGACAGCGTAGTGGTAGCACTTTTCGGTACAGCTTCCTACTTCATGCCTCAGTATCTTCGCAAGCTGGGCGAGAGCGGTCTGGATTATTGCCTCATGTTTTACAAGGATGATTACACCCCTGCAGAGTTCGAGGAAATGCACCATTTCACCTACGACAGAATGCAGCTGAAATCGATGTTCCCGAATTGTAACATATACAATCACAAGAATTTCGTAACCATTTCAAGTAAAAAGATCACCTGGCAACAGGCAACAGTAGAAAATGAATTATTCCCAGTATGATAAAATAGCAAGCAAGTACGATACTTTGTTTCGTGATGAAATGAGTCTCGTTGAGAACCGTGAGGTGGGGCAAATGCTCCCACCTCTCAGCGGTTCAATTCTAGACATCGGATGTGGTACTGGCTTGCTTACAGAGATTGCAGAAATCGACCCACAGGAATACTTGGGCGTTGACCCTAGTAAAGGAATGTTGGAGCAGTTCATTAACAAATACCCAGCCTATAAGGATAGGGTTGTATGTGAACCTTTCGACGGGAAAAGCTTAGATTGCAGGAATTTCGACAACATCGTAGCATTGTTCGGTTCCCCATCTTATCTTTCCCGTTATGCCGTACTGGCAATATCGCAGTGCAAGGCTCGCAAGTTCTTGATGTTCTACAAGGAGAAGTATCATCCGGTCACTTATGAGAAGTGTGATGTGGAGTTCAGACATTTTTTCTATTCAAAGAAGGTCTTGTGCAGTCTTTTTGGTGAAGAAAACGTATCAGAGTATCACAATTATTTAATAGTAAATTGCGTATGACATCACAGAAAGGTTTGCGTTATGATGGCAGTATTGACAAATACCCCATCACAGAAGGCGAGATTTACAGTTTAGGCAATGGTAGCAAGATTACCATTGCCGATATTACTTTGGGGCTTCCGGAGTTTTCGAAGAATGCCGATTGTGTATTCATCGACCCGGCAGGAAGTAAAGGTGTCCTCAAAGCGTATTATACCAAGGCGGAGAAGCAATGCCCGGTTGATAATTTTGACGAGTTCGTTGCCCACATCAAGAGGTGCATCGAGCAGATTAATCCGGACAGACTATTCGTCGAGTGCTTCTACAGAAATAAGAAACAGTTGGTTCCTATGGTAGAATCGCTGTTCCCTCATGTAAAAATCTACGAGAACACCTATTATCATAAGCCAGATTGCAAGTGCTGGATTATCCAAGGCACCAAGCAGGCAGAAGACTGGGGACTCCAGGGAATGGATGAATGGGATGCGGTGTTCAAGATTTGTAAGGATGTTCCGTTCAGCTCTATCACAGACTTCTTCATGGGTCAAGGACTTGTTGCCCAAGCAGCCTATGCCGCAGGTAAGGTTTTCTATGGTAGCGATATGAACAGAAACCGTTTGGCAGTAGCCATCAGCAAGATTGCCAAGCGAGGTGGAGAATGGACAGTAACTAAATAATTACGCATATGATTAAACTCTCTCAGATTATCATCCTCAACGTTCCGAAGCGAGAACGTGAGGGCAAATACCTTAAGAAGTTGATAGAGACTAGCACGAAGCCTTATGGCATTCCTGTCAGTATCTCTATGGACCGAGGTAAGGGTCTTTGGGACAATTATTCCCAAGCGTTGACGCAAGAGGTAGCGGAAGGAACCCATCGCATGATTATCCACGATGACATTACCTTTGACCGCAACATTCTTGCCAAGATTTTACATATTCTCTCTTTTGCTCCCGAAAACAATGTTATCAGTTTCTACAATCCTACAAATGGTGACTATACTGATTGTTACGCAAAGGGCAAGCACGTTATTTCTACAAAGACTAATTTCTGGCTGCAGGCTAGCGTATATCCAAATGACCTAGCCAAGGACTTTGTTGAAACTTCAAACAAGATGACGGATGATCAGACACGTTATGATGATTCGCGCCTTAAGGCATACCTTCAGGCAAAGGGTATCGACCTTTACGCTATCGTTCCCGGTCTGGTTCAGCATTTCGGTGCATACAGAAGCACGTTCAACAATCCAGGCGCCGTAGGTGGCATTCCTCGAAACAGCAAGACCTACGACAACCAGTTTGATGTAGAATCTGTAGATTGGGAGAGTGAGTTCAAGAATCCTTATTTGGCTAAGTCAAGCAAGGATTGGGTTAAGGAAATCGTAAACAAGGAATTTCTCGATGAATACAAAAAACTCTAAGGAAAATCTAGCCTTGAAATTGGCGAAGGACAATATCGAGGTTGAGCAGGTGAAGCCGCTGCATATTGAATACGTCAAGGTTGATGACATTTATCCGAATGACTATAACCCTAATACGCATGATGCAGACAGTTTTGACCTTCTCATCAAATCGTTGCTCTATTTCGGATTTACTCAGCCTATCGTTGTCAACCGCTCGACGATGCAGATTGTGGACGGAGAGAACAGATACCGCGCCGCCTGCGTCATCGGATATGAGATGGTTCCTGTATGCTTTGTTGATTTCGATGAAGAGAAGTTGAGATATGCAACAATCATGCACAATGCCGCTCGCGGCCACAACAACAATGAAATGATGGGCAGGCTTAAGGATTACCTTGACACCCATTTCAGTAATTCCTGCGACAAGGTATTATTAAACAATAGAAATAAGAAATGATATTTTACAGTGACAAAAACGTTTATGAGGCAGCTCTTGAAAGATTCAGATATATCTTTCGGGAGTTTTATGGTAAGCGTAAGATTGTCGTGACGATGTCGGGAGGAAAGGACTCTACCGTGGTTCTCAACCTTGCGCACGAGGTTATGAAGGAGATGGGAATTGAAAAGATTCCCGTCCTCTTCCTAGACCAAGAGGCAGAGACTCCAATGACTATCGGGTATATACGATACATTATGCACTTGCCGTGGGTTGAGCCATATTGGATTCAGTCATACTTCCAGGAATGGAATGCCTCAAAGGGAGAATGGTTCAATGTATGGGGGCCTGGAGAAAAATGGATTCGTGAGAAGGAACCAGATTCATATGGTGATTTGGAGATTCCGCACAATCAGTATTTCTCCAAGACCCTCGATCAGGTACACAGAATGCTCTTTGGCAAAGACTATCTAACTTTGGGCGGTGTCCGTATCGAGGAGTCGCCGGCACGTTTGTTAGGTCTTACTAGAGGCGAGTGCCTTCCAGGTATTACGTGGGGACGTGGTGGCGGATATTATAAAGACGGCACACCGAGAAGTCTGGTGCTCTACCCTATTTGGGATTGGAAGGTTTATGATGTATGGTATTACATCTTCAGTAACAAGTTTCCGTACTGCAAGCTTTACAACTATCAGTTTACACAAAAGCCGCTGAAAGAGTGCCGAGTAAGCTCACTTATTCATGAGCAGGCTATCCGCGATTTAGGTTTCATCAAGGAGGTTGATCCATGGTTCTACGACAAGCTGGTGCGAAGAGTGGCAAACGTCAATACATCTGTACACGTCTTTAACGAAGTGGCAACATACTGCTACAACTTGCCACCTTATTTCAAGGATTGGGACGAATATGTTGACTATCTTGCAGATAATCTTTGTGAAGAAAAGAAGAATGCGGAGACTATCAAGAAAGGCTACCGTTCCGCCAAGAAGAGAAATGTAGCTAAAGCCGGTCATTGCCAGGAGTGCATTGATTACGTAATACATCAGATTGGTTATACCAGCGCTGTCTGCGTCATTGCGGAAGATTTCGGAATGAAGCGCATTCAGAGCGTAGAGCGTTCTTTGCGTCAGTATTTGAGCGACAATTATGTTAAAATAGAAAAAGCTAATAAGGAATATGAATCTTCAAGAGAACATCAAGAAGGAGTTTGATGCTGCCAAGGATAAGGTGCAGTTTTTGAACGACCTCAGAAAGTATATCAGTTCCTTATCTCCGGAGAAAGTCAACCCTGTAGATTGCGTGCTTTGGGTTGACAAGGATATGGTTGTAGCAAACAACTACAACCCTAACCATGTGGCAGATAAGGAAATGCGTCTTCTCTATACATCCGTGAGGGAAGACGGTTACACAATGCCTATCGTTACCATTTGGGACGAGAAGCTGCAGAAGTATGTAATCATCGACGGTTTCCACAGAAACCTCGTTATCCGCAAGTTCGCGGACATTAATGAGCGATGTGGCGGAAAGCTTCCGATTGTGGTCCTAGACAAGGACATCGACCAGCGTATGGCATCAACAGTAAGACACAACCGTGCCCGTGGAAGCCATTCTGTTGACGGAATGGTTAATATCGTTTTCAACATGCTCAGAGACGGTGTGTCGGAGCGTGAGATTTGCGATAAGGTAGGTCTGGAGCAGAAAGAGCTTGTAAAGCTTAAGTATGTAACCGGCTTTGCCAAGATTTTCAAGAACTATAAGTATAATGCGGCTATCGAAAAGGTTGTCGACGAGAGACGCGTAGCAAGAGAGACAGCCAAGAAGAAGGAGGATAAGAAATGAAAGTAAAATCAGTTAAACTCAGTGAAATCTTTCCTTACTATGACAATCCTCGTGACAACACGAATGCGGTTGAGCCTACTAAGGAGAGTATCAAGCGTTTTGGATTCGTTAAGCCTATCCTAGTTGATAAGAATGGTGTAATCATTGCCGGTCACACAAGATACGTGGCTGCTTACCAGTTGGGCATGGAGTTTGTTCCTGTCGTTTACTCGGATATGGACGATGAAAAGGCAAAGAAGTACCGCATCCTCGACAACAAGCTGGCAGAGAAATCTTCCTTTGATGAAGACCAGCTTTTGGAGGAATTGCGCAACATGGAGGTTCCTACCGATATGCAGGCATTCTTCTTTGAAGACATCAATCAGATGCTCAACTTCTCCCTCGACAGCATCAATCAGCAGGCAGAAGAGTATGGTGGTTTCCAGGATGACTATTCTCAGGTGGAAGAGGAGAACTTCGAGGCTCCATCAAATGAAGAGGCTGGTGAAAGCGAGGAAGCTCCTTCGGATGAGGAGGAAGACCCTGCCAAAGATTTGTTCGTTCTCAAAGAGCGCGAGGACGGTTCACATTATATGAAGGTCGTTTGCCCATATTGCGGAAATATGGAAACAGTAGAAATTGAAGATTAACAGGTATGGAAGAGATTAAGATTAATGACAAGGTAATTGAGTTACCTATTGACAGTATCGTGCCTCATGACGGTTCGCACAAGACCGACGAGACGGCAGTACAGGCAATCATGCAGTCTATCAAGGATTTCGGTATCACTCAGCCTATTTCCGTTGATAAGAACAACGTGATTGTAACCGGTAACGGTGTGTATAAGGCTGCTAAGGCATTGGGAATGGATAAGGTTCCATGCATCCGTGTCGACTATCTGACTGATGAGCAGATTAAGCAGTATAGAATCGCTGATGACAAGACGTCCGAGTTTGCCACTTGGAACGAGAAGAAGCTTCGCAAGGAGCTCTCCTATCTCGGTGATCCTAACAGCATTCAGTTTGCTTTCGATGAGAGCATTGCCGGTATGCTTGGACTCAACGCTAAGCCAAAGGAACAGAAGCCTGCGGCCGCACCTTCAAAGGCTGAGACTAACCATACGGCTAAGAAGGTCGTAACGGAAGCCCAGAAGGACCAGAAGTTCAAGGAGGAAATGAAGGGCGTTGAGGAGAATATCCAGGTCAAGCCTTCAGAGTATTATGAGTATAATTGTTCCGCTTGCGGTAAACTAGTAAAAGTTAAGAAGCCATGACAGATGAATCATCACAGCCGAAAGTAAAGTCTTTCGTACATAGAATCCCCAATCCTGTTGGAAGACCATACAAGATTAAGTCTTCTCAGGAATTATGGGATAAGTTTGTAGCTTACTGTGATGATGTTGAAAACGACCCTTGGCAGCAAAAGACTGGCAGCAATTCCATTGCAGGCGGCAGCGGCAAATCCACAAATTCCATGAGACAAGAGGTAAGGGTTTTCAGAAGAGCCTATACTCTTGTCGGATTTTGTGCTTTCTGTGGCATCGTTCAGAAATGGGCGGATTTCAAGAGAGGTAATCTTAAGAGACCAGGCTTTGAGCAGGTGATAACACAGATTGAGAATGTCGTGATGGCCCAGCAGATTGATGGTGCCATGCTTCATCAGTTTGATTCCAGCATTGTTGCAAGGCTCAACGGATTGGCAGACAAGCATATTCAAGAAGTAACTGGCAAGGATGGCGAGGACTTCAAGTTCCCTAAGCTGTCCTTGGATGATATTAAAGAATTACAGAAGATAAATGGACTTTGAGAAACAACGTTTTCTTCATAAGCAGTTAGTGGCATCGTCCCTGCTGCAATTCACTACTAAGATGTTCGCCTATACTGCTCGACGTGAGTATGTAGTAGGCGAACATCACAGGATTATATGTGATGCGCTCATGGATGTGATAAGGGGAAAAACTAACAAGCTGATTATCAACATCAGCCCTCGTTACGGAAAGACCCTCTTGTGTTCACAGATGTTTATCGCATATGGTCTTGCGCTGAACCCTGCTTCAAAGTTTCTGCACATATCTTATTCCGGAAGTCTCGTCCAGGACAATTCTATGGCAGTCAAGGACACGATAACTTCCACATATTTTCAAACACTATTTCCGAATGTCAAAATCAGAAAGAACGATAACACAAGATCAAAATGGAGCACAACGGCAGGTGGTGGTGAGTATGCTACATCTACCTTGGGTCAGATCACAGGTTTTGGTGCAGGTCAGCCAGACTGGACCGAAGAAGACATAAAGAACATGGATAAGTTTATGGCTACGTTCAACCCCGGTCATTTTTCGGGAGCCATAGTTATCGATGACCCCCTACGACCGGACGATGCCTTGTCTGATAACGTCAGAGAGTCTATCAACAGACGTTTCGAGACAACCATCCGTAACCGTGTAAACTCACGTCATACGCCAATTATCATCGTCATGCAGAGGTTGCACGAGCACGACTTGTGCGGTTACCTTCAAGAGATTGAACCAAATGAGTGGAAGGTTGTTTCCCTCCCGGTCATACAGACAGACGAGGACGGAAAAGAGCGAGCCTTGTGGCCGTGGAAGCATACGCTGGAGGAGCTGTATAAAATCAAGCATACCAGCGAGTTCGTATTCGAGACACAGTACATGCAGAACCCTACCCCTATGGAAGGTCTTATGTACCATGCCTTCAGAACATACGATGTGCTGCCGGACAGAAGGTATGCAAGAATGATTGGCAACTACACCGACTCGGCAGATACCGGTTTCGACTTCCTTTGCTCTATATGCTTCGATGCACACGATGACGGCTACTATGTTACCGATGTTCTATACACCAAGCGACCGATGGAATACACGGAACCAGCGCAAGCCAATATGGTTAAGCGCAATCAGACAGACGTGTGTTTCGTTGAAAGCAACAACGGTGGCCGCTCTTACGCCCGCAATGTCGAGCGCATAACTAGGGAACACGGAAACAGAATCACTCAGTTCGTAACGTTCACGCAATCGAAGAACAAACAGATTAGAATCTTCACTCGCTCCAGCGAGGTAAACAATAAACTAGTTTTCCCTTCTAATTGGGAACAGTTGTGGCCGGAGTTCGCCCACGATATGAAATCCTACAGAAAGGAAGGATATAACGCCCACGATGATGCACCGGACGCTTGTACGGGCATCATAGAGAAGTGCGAGGAGTGGCTTAACAATGCTACCGATGCACAGCTCAGACGTGGCGGTTTCTTGTAATTTCTTTTTAAAACCATGTTAGCTAGGCGTTTGCTCGTGAGAGTAGGCGCCTTAACTATTTGATTACCAACGTCTTATAATTTAGTATTTTTAACTAAAAAAGTCGTTAGTATATTTGCATATATCAGAAAATTTTCGTACCTTTGCATATAGATAAAAGGTAGTACTTTTGAATAAACAGGAGCTACCTTACAAGTTGAACCAATTAAAATTATAAAGATTATGAAGAATTTAGTTTACGCTCGCTTCGAGGAAATGACAGTTAATGAAGTTTCAGAGCTTATGAGAATAGCATCAGGAAAGATGGCAATCAAAGTAGCTTCAGTTGCTCCTACATTGTTCCGAGTTTCAGCATATGGCATCTTTGATGGAGATGCAGAGGACTGGGGCTTCGAGAGTGCAGATTGCGGAATGTTCCAGGGAGAAGAGGAGTTCGAGGCAACCAAGAAGTTGTACGAGACCACCATCGCTTAAATAGCAAAAACAGACGTTGAACCAATTAAAAATAAAGATTATGAAACAGTTACTTGAAAAAGAGAATGTAAAAAACGGAAGAGTTTACATTTCTAAATTTGCTCTCATCTATTCATTCAAGAAAAATGGTGAGAGAGATACAAAACCTACAGAGTATATGGCTTTCGGAAACGAGAAGTCACAGGACGATGTTCTTGCTCGCTTGCAGAAGAACAATCCTACACAGAAGTTTGAAATCGCTTAATATATAGGAGGAACTGTTATGAGTGGTCTTTTTGAAACAAAGCTTCTTAAATACAAGAAGCACATTATACAGGTTTTTGAGGATATGTTCGGTCAGAGATACGTCTATATCGACGGCAAGACACAGACTTATTCTATTAACAATGCAAAGAGAATGATTAGCCTATGTTGTCAACAGTAATATTCACGGATGGCGCCCAGAAGAATGTGGAGCCATCCAACGGAACGGATTTCTCACTGGAGGAGTTGAGGGGATTTGTAGGTGGCCACATCGAGTTGGTCCGACTCAGCAAGTCGCAGGTAATGGTAGTTAATGAGGAAGGCAAGGTTTACGACCTTCCTGAGAACGAGAACGCCACGATGCTTGTGAACATAGCAGGTATCAGAGACGTAATAGTAGGTAATGTATTAGTTTGTGACATCAATAAAATCAAGTAATATGGATAAGAACGATTTAATGGAGTTCCTTGTAGTAGAGGCAGAGTGTAATGAGAGTGAAGTAGCCGAAATGACTAACACGGAGTTGCTGGATAATTGGCTAATGTACAACGGAATTTTCGGTTATACAGAGGACATCAAAGATGTTATTGAGGCTGCTTTTGATGTAGATTTGGAGGACTAGCAATGTACAAAGAGAATATAGGAACTGACAGATATGGGCGCACGATGCGCCTATATCACTCCTGCAACACGGTCTATTGCGACCACGTCAAAGACGGAAAGGTTGTAAGGAGCAAAGAGGTGCAAGTGGACGACGATGTTATCTCGCTGTTTAATGCCCCTCATACTAGCGGAGCTTATATTTATGATGAAATTTACAGAAGATACGGGATATGGCTATGAAAAAGATTATCACCATTGAAGTAGAAAGCTCTAGTGTAGAGTGCTATAGTAGCTTCTATACGGACCTGGAGTCTTTCGTCACGCACAGAGTGAATGGTACTCCATTGAGAATTAAAATAACCTCAGATATTAAGTAGCGTATGAAACCAATGTTAGCAACAAGATATTATCCGTCACAGACGAAGTTTCCTTGCTTCGCCCAGCCTAAGTACGATGGAGTTCGTTGCATCCTTCATGAAGGAGAAGACGGAGAGATTCACCTCACATCGAGAGGCGGTAAGGAATACGATGTTCCTCAGATTAAGGCTTGGGGAGAGAAACACCGCGGTATGCTTCCTTTGGATGGGGAGATATACAACCACCAGGAATTGACCTTCCAGCAGATATGTTCTGCCGTCAAGTGCCGTTCTGCTATGACTGACAAGCTACGTATGGTCATCTACGATACACAGATTCAAGGAAGCTTTGCTGCCAGATGGAAAGTTCTGCAGGAGGAGTTTGCTTCCATTGATCCAAACGGACCGGTGTACCTTACGCAGACTTTCGTTGCTCATTCAGAGAAGGACATCAAGCGATGGCACAAGATATTCGTTTCCACCGGTTACGAGGGTGCCATTATCAGAAACGCAGATGGAACCTATACCGAGGGCAGAAGCAATGACCTTATGAAGCTGAAATCGTTCGACACGACAGAGTTCAAGGTGGTCGATGTTTTGGAAGCGGAGGGCAATGATGCAGGTACCGCTATATTCAAACTGAAGTGTGGAGAGTACGAGTTCTGTGCCCGTCCGGTAGGTTCAAGGTCACTCAGAGCTCAATACTTAGCCGACAAGGAAGAATTGATAGGTATGGCGGCGACTGTTCAGCATCAAGGGTATTCTGACGCTGGAGTGCCGAGATTTCCGGTATTGTTGAACATTAGGGATTACGAGTAATGGCAGCATTAAATATTAACGAGTATTACGGCTGCTTCTCTTGCGAGGCTGCTGACGAGCACGGAAATGGTTGCAGGCACGGTCTGCTGTTCCCGGTACTGCTTGCGATGGGAAACAAGAGAAGCTGCTCAAACTATAAATTCGAGGAGAAATAACTATGGAAGTAAAGGTTAAGATTAAGAGAAATTATGAGTCAAAGTCAACTCTTGCGGTTCTCATTAACTATAAGAGAGGGCTGCAGAGATTGGTAAAATTCACATACCCGGATGATTGGGATATTGACAAGCTCGATTTGTACATCAATTCACACAGCGAGTTCAATGTAAGAAATGTGCGTTTTTCAGAGGACATCAGTATGATGCGTATGAAAGATAATCTGGAGGAAATCAAGAAGCTGGGCTATCGCGTTATCAGCTTGACACAGACGTATGGGTACATCTTAAGAAAGGATGGTAAGTTTCTGTCGTATAGCCTTGCTAGATACTCCTATGAGGGAGGCATCAATTTTACCTATAAGTACAAGCCGTCGAGAAGCCAGGGAATGGGTTCCGTCCAGGGAGACCATGAGTTCGGATATCACGAGTTCTCCAATGAAATGATTGATAAGATGATGGACCATCCGAAGCTCTACGGAAAGGTCGAGCATTACAAAGACTTCAATGAGTACCGCCAGCTGAATGCAGGGCGAGAAAAGTCACTCGAAAAAATAATCTGATTTTTTTGGTTCAACACAATAAAGTACCATATGATGCGTTATTAATCTGACAGACGGATTATTAACTAAAGCTTAGCTACCGGCATGACGGGCGCATCATATGGGAAATAGAAAATTTGTTCCACAGGTAGGAAACCATCTTGGAACTATCTCGAACATTTTAGCTGTTGTTTCATTTATAGCCATAATAGGTTCAATTATAACTTGGATAAACGCCTTGAATACTTCTGGCGGTTATGGATATGAAAGTTCAAGTATTAGTGGCGTACAGGCATTTGGCTACGTTATTGACTCATTGCTTTGCCTGGTAGGTTCTTTTGTTCTCAGAGGATTCTCGTTTATCGTGAAAGCAGCCGTACGCTATCTTGATGAGAAAGGTGAGTTTGATGAAAAGTAGAATGTAATTGCTATGTCATCAAAGCTTATAGTAGATCAAAAGAACGTAAAGTATCTTTTTCAAGATAAAAAAGCTACGTTCTTGATTCCTGATTATCAGCGTCCGTATGCTTGGGGAGAAGACGAATGTAAGGTCTTATGGGAAGACTTATTTTCCTTTTCATTCCCGAATAACAACTGCGACAGCTTCGATTCTTCAGAGAGTTACTTTCTCGGTCCTATAGTAACATTCCGTAATGACGAAGGGAAACTTGAAATCATTGACGGTCAGCAGCGTCTTACGACCTTGCTTCTCTTACTGCGAGCTTTCTACAATCGCCTGGAGCACATGAAAGACAATCGTTCAATCAAGATGCGAGAGGACGTAGAAAAGTGCATTTGGAGAGCAAATGAGTTCGGAGAGTATGATCCAAACGACTTGAAGATAAATTCGGAGGTTGCAACTGATAACGACAAGGAAGAGTTTATGGATATACTCCGGAAAGGAACATCAGAAGGAAAAAGTCGGTATGCGACCAACTTCAGATACTTTCAAGACAAGATAGGAAAATTCATTGAAGAATACCCTTCTTTCTTTGCACTATATCCAGCTCGCATACTCAATAACTGCGTACTACTTCCGATAGAGGCTGAGTCGCAAGATACTGCTCTTAGGATATTCTCGACGCTTAATGATAGAGGTAAGCCATTGTCTGACTCAGACATCTTCAAGGCACAGCTCTATAAGTTTTACTCATCCATCGGAAAGAAGGAAGAGTTTATCGCTACGTGGAAAGAGCTTGACGAACTCGTTACTCAAATATTCCACCCATATCGTGGAACACCTTTGGATGAGTTGTTTACACGCTATATGTACTACGAGAGGGCATTGCTGACTAATCGTAGTTCTATGACAGAAGGACTTCGTAAGTTCTATGAGAAAGATGGATATGTTCTACTTCGACGAGAACAGACTTTAGAGAATCTAGTCTTGCTTGCGGATTTCTGGAAAGATGTATATTCTCAGAACGAAGACCGTTTTTCCGTGGATGTACTAAAGCGCTTGTTTGTATTGAATTATGCGCCTAACAGCTTATGGACTTATATTGTATCGGTATATTTCATGCACTATAAGAATGCTGAGAATATGCTAGACAACGAGAAGTTCTATCTGTTCTTGAATCGTTTGATAGGCTTTATTTGGGCATATGCTATCAGCAACCCAGGAATAACAGCCTTGCGAGCACCGGTATTCAATGAGATGGTGAATATCATAGAGAACAAAGAAATTGCTTTCGAGAACTATCTATTCCAAGAGGAATTGTTCCGTTCGCAATTCACCAACTTCAGTTTTTCAAACACTCGTGCGATTACGAAGTCGATGATTGTGTGGTGGGCATTCTCTTTCGATAGCCAGGAATTGCTTCCTCTTGACGCAACATATGATATTGAGCACATCTTCCCAAGGAACAGACAAGTCAAGGAAGGTGGATTGTCGAGTGACGAGGTTCTTGAAATGTTGGGAAACAAATCGGTATTGGAGCGAAGAGTTAATATTCGGGCATCCGATTACAGATTTGCTGACAAGATTAAGTATTATAATGGTGAGTTCAAATCCACAGGCGAGAGGATTGGAACTAAGATACACGAATTACGAATGCTGTCACAGACGTTGACAGATTTTACAGAAACGGATATTAGAGAGCGCACGTCAAGAATGCTTGATAAGTTTATCTCTTATCTCAAATCTAACTCTCTGATTTCCAGCAAATTAAATTCGTAATTTAGGTTAAAGAATTTGGTAATTTGACAAAAAAGTCGTACCTTTGCATATAGATAGAAGGTAGTAATTTTGTCTAAGAGCCTACTATATAGGGCAACTGTGAGTTACTACCTGCCGAGGGAATTAAGACCGGGACGCTGGTCTCCCAAGGAGTCTTTTCAGGGCGTAACGAGCGGCTGCCCTTCTTTATTAAATGAGCTTGAAGGTTGCATATTAAAAGACTATGGCAACAAACGCAGACATGAGCTTGAAAGAGTTCGCAAAGGAAATGCTGGTCGAAGTCAAAAAGGACCAGGAGTGGTTAACAAGACAGAAGGAAATCATGGGTGATCTCCAGGAGAGAATCGATGAGTGCTTCAAGAGAGTGCAGAAGTGCGACATGACAAAGGGTGTCTATTCCACTACGCAGATGGCGAAGGAGTTGGGCATGAGCAGCGCACAGAAGTTGTACGAAGAGCTGAAGGAGGTTGGCCTTGCGTTCAACCAGGGTTATGAGTGGATGCTGACAAGTCCCTACTCTACCTATCAGCTAACTGAGGTGACTACCCACATCATCAAGGGCAAGTACACAAGAAGACCTCTTTGGACGGAGCGAGGCAGACGCTGGCTTCTCGCATTGAAGGAGAAGAACATCATCTGCAACCTGCCGAAGCCAAAAGTGCCGAAGGCTGTTGAGAAGTGTATTGCTTCTCAGTCTGGCGAGAAGAAGGAAGAGGTCAAGGTCGAGCCGCCAACACCGCTGATGAAGAAAGCCGAGACGCTTAAGGATGAAATCAACTGCCTTTTGAGTCTCATCACAGAGGTCGGAAAGGGAGAGACGATGCTCCTTATGGGAGACATTATGACAATCTCCACCACCATCAGTGAGCACGTGAGCACGTTGGCTTTCGAGGCTTACAAGACATTAAATGCACCAGCGAGGGCTTGAACCAATTAAAATTCCAAGAAAAGATTTGGATTTTCCAAAATAAAATATTACCTTTGCAGCGGTGAAGGAAAAAGATAAATAGGGATTGGATAGACCTCTCACACGTCGGTCTTCGGATGCAGACTTCGGGAGGGTTTCCAATCCCTTGTTTTTTTAGTTTAGTAATCTCATAGTATAAAGGATATTTTCACTTGTAAGTTTAGCCTTACATTCTATTCGTTTTCCTTGATAAGTAGCATGGAATACTTTGAACTGAAAATCATGATGGTTACCTTCCTCAATCCTGTCAAATGTTGCTGTAGGAAACCATTCGTTTACATCGGCTGCAATTTGTATTGTTTCGCTAAGTCTTCTATTTCTAATATTCTTTGCCATCGTTTCAGAAAAGAAATTTCGTCCTACCACAAATTCCTCATTATTATTATTGAGATAAAGTCTTCTAGCCGTTTGACCGTCTGGTAACTCTACCTCTCTAAATTTCTCTTGAAGAGTTTCATTTATAAGTTCGCGAAGTCTAGCCCTAACTTCAGGCGAGTTCTGAGTTGCTATTCGAACTTGCCTTTGTGACCTTTCAGAGCGAGCATATTGGGTGATATAGGAAGACTGCTTTACTTTGTCTTTATTGTCATTCACCCAATTTGTGAAGTTCTTAGGCATAGCATTGCTTGGTTGTTTACCGCTCCAATACTCCTTTTCACTCATTATTACCGGGATGGCATAGCACATACAATTTACGTGCCAACCAACCCAAGGAAAATAACTCGGATAGACACCTGCAAGCAAATCACACATATCGTGCTTATGGCTAGAATTGTTGGTTGTCTTTATCTCCTTGCCTTTAATATAGTCCATCCTAGCCCATCTTTCCTGCTCGGCAGAACGGTAGGCCATGTTTATCTCGTTACGTGCCAGGCGAACGCTTCTGTACTCGCAGTTCTGAATGGTTATGGCTTTGCCGTATTTCTTCTTATAGTCTTTGGCAAGTGATGGATAATCATTAAGGTACTTGCTGACCTTCTTGCTGAGTTTAACAGCACTCATACCCTTCTCGATGCCGACGGACAGAGCTTTCTCCAGAGCCTCCTTTACATCAGTTCTCTGGTTCCATATTCTTTCTGAAAGACAGAGACCTTTAATCTTTCTCTCTATGAAAGCCTTCTTTGCCGCATTGTTGTGCTCAAAGTAAGCTTTCTGCTTTGCGTCCGCTATCTTCCTAGTAAAGGTGCCGATTACCCTCTTGGCAAGTAGATCCTGCAGCGTGTTACTGTTCTTCCATTCGTCCGATATGCCATTATAGACCAATGCCTGCATATTGTTTGAATAGTAATCCAGTAAGGCGTTCACCTTCTTTTCTGTTCTAGGGTAATCATCAAAAGAGAACTCGCCATCCCCATCGAAGTCGGTGGAGGTGGCGATTTTAGCGGACTCCTTGGCAAGAGTCTCATAGATGGAAATGATTTTCCTGGTATAAGCGTTCAGTCTCTTGCCAAGGTCTTTATATGCCTTTTTCTGATTAGGCAGTTTTGGCTTTTTCATACAAGTTCATTTTAAAATGTTTGCAGCAATCCCAGTTGAGAAGAACGCTCCATTCTTGATATGGGCATTTGGCTAGGATAGGCTGACCTTTAAGGCTCATACTATGGAAGTCAGTAGCATGAGCACATTCACGGCAGAAATGCTGCTCTTTATCTTCCTTCTTCTTTCTCATGGCTTACTCCTCCGAGAATAAGTTAGGCATTGAAGCAGCTGTTCTGGTTGCCTCGGCTTCGTCCTCTTCGAGAATCTCTTGGTAAGTAGCGTCTGGGTCGTCGGAAATGCCAGCACGTTTGATTGACTCTTTCTGGCTGATGATTGGCTTGTTTCCGTTGCCCTTCATCCACTTTTCAATTTGAGTCATCTCGTCCTCTTGTATGAATGGAGTAATGATGTGCTCTACCGTAATCTCATCCATTCTAGCCTCCCATTTCGTATTCATCTTGGCAAGGAAAGCCTTTATGACGTTAGTCTCTCTCTCGAAGCCTTCAATCCAGGCACCAGTCTCCTCTCCTATCTTAAGATGGGCATCCATGAGGAGTGTCTTTCTTGAATCGTAGCCGATATTGCCAAGGCTCTTCATATTCTCGAAACTGATGTCCGGCATTTGGGACTGCATGAAGAAAAGCTTGACGAGAGTGTCAACGTGATACTTAAGAGCCTCGATAGCCTGCTGCCAAGACACGTAGCTAACATCGCCGTCTTCGCTGACTCTATACACTCTCTTGCTCTCTCCCTTTCGCTCCATTCCAACGATGGCACCGGCAATCTTCAAGACAGGAGCGGAATTGTATGCCACAACATCGCTGTTTCGGGAAATGGTGTACTCGATATTCTCACGGATAGGTTTCAATCCTTCCCAGCATGGCTTGTGCCGGTACCAGAAAACGGCTGGAATCTTGTCGATAGAAATCTCATTATCATCCACCAAATTCCATCCGGACTCTTCATCGTCTGAAGACAGGTCCCACTTGTAATGATGGTCTGCGGTATAGGTCTCGAAGAAGGTGTGTTCTGTGTCAGTAACCTTACGCTTATACTCGAATGACAGAGCAAGCAAGTCATCATACTCATCAAAGTAAGGATAGATGTCAACTCCGTCCATTGGAGAGAATGTCTTACATTTCAGTTTGTACTGACTGTCGAAGCCGTAGAGCTTGTTAGGCTTCTTCTGTGTGTACCAAAGTGTGAACATCTGGCAAGAGGCGTAATAGCACTTTGCTCTGTGCATGTTCACGGCATCAATGTGTGCACAGGTGTAGATTTTCTCGATGGCACGTACAATCGTCTTCAGTTCCTCGTCAGCCTGATCATACGTATATACACGCTTGACCGGTATAGCCATTGTGAACTCAGAGATTCTTCGTGTAAGAAGCTTCTCCAATCCGATAGGCAATCTAGCCGCTTTTTCTACTATTCCGTCATCAAGTGTTCTGTCCTGTCTTCCCACGTGGTCTTCTACGATTTCATGGAGCATAGGCTCATACTCAGACAACAGGGTACTCCAAAGTGGAATATCCAACACGCATTGTTTCAGCTCTCCTATGATGCTGCCAACGTCATTTCTTTTAAAAAGTTCATTAAAGTCTATCATAATTTTCTAAATTTTGATTTGGCAAAATTACGGATATATTCGCATATATTTAATAGTTTTAGTATTTTTAACTAAAAAAGTCGTTGGTATATTTGCATATATTAGAAAATTTTCGTACCTTTGCATATAGATAAGAGGTAGTACTTTTGGATATACAGGAGCTACCTTATAAGTTGAACCAATTAAAATTATAAAGATTATGAACAATTCAGTTGAAACAAAGAAGGCAGAGGTTAGAAAGAACATCGAGAATATGTTTGAGTCAGCCACAAAGAAGATAAAGGACATTATTTCTGTTTGCCCTGATTGGGAGGTAGAGGGTATAGACTTAGGCTATAAGTCACTTACCGCTCATTTGAATTTGAAAGGAGTAGGAAGAGACATGATGGTGATTCGCTACCAAGCAAAGATAGGTAATTTCAATGAAGAGTCATTTAGCACCAATGTAGCAAGCCTCGGCAGCTTTGACCTTCTGGAAACAAACGAAAACCTTAAGTACTATACAGCAGTTGGCGACATACTCAATCATAAAGACATGCTTTCGCTTTTGAAAGAGACAATGGTTTTCTTTGCAAATAAGATTGCAGAGCTACGTGAGGAGTACGATAAGTTAGACAAGGAGGATTAGTTATGACAAAGCAAGAAGAAATCGATATTCTACAGTCCTTGAAGGGTGATACCTATTTCGCTCAGTTCTTCGGTAGCAAGGACATTGACCAGATGTGTCAGAACATCAATAACGATTTCGCCATTGAGGGCGGATGCGGATTTAATCAGAAAGCAGAAGCTTTAGAGCGAATTAACGCAGACCTCAAAAAGGAGATTCAACAGAAAATCTATGATTTGGGAATGGAGCTTATCAAAGACTTAGATAAGGGATTTGATGAGGATGCCATCTATCAGTTGGTTAAAGGCGAGGTCGGAGTAGATGCCATCATCAAGTTTAAGCGTAAGAACGATTTGGAGCTTACGGATAAGGAGATAGATTATTTGGTATCTAAACTTCCATGATTATGAAGCATATATGTAGTAATTGCATAGCTTCCGAGATATGCTATAGTGAAGGCAAGAAGCCTAATGATACTTGCCTTCACTGGGAATGGAGATATGCAGGTTTATGGTTTGACAATTAAAAGTAAGATAATGGGAAAAGAGAAAATTACAGCTAACGATTTGAAGGTTACTCTTTCGGAGCAGGGAGTGACATCGGGTTTGAAGCAGGAAAAGATTATTCTGCGCTTGCAGGTTAATGGATGCTTGATTGCAATGGTAACAGATATATTGGACCAACTTATCAAAGATGAGCAGTCTATGTTCAGATTGCTAAAGGTTCAGTACAAACAAGAGCAGAAGATGCACTACAACCAAATGCGTGATGCAGCAGAGAAATATTACTTCCACTTGAAACCCTTCAATAAGAGTTTCTTTGGTGACGAGAACATTTGCGATAACCTGGAGGATAACGCAAATGACATCTATGAAATCATCAAGCTTCTTGCGGACCACACTAACGACCACAAGGATATGGAAGTGATTAAGAGAAACCTCAGAAAGAGAAAGTTGAACCATCATATTTTCGATTAAGATTATGTCAGTATATAAAGCAAACGTAGATTTATCAGACTTATTTCACGATATGTCTTACAATTATCAGAAAAGCTTCCTTGTTGAAGAGTTCTGTTCTTTACCTATAGGAGATCAGGTAAAAGTTGTTGGCGAAATGCTGAAGAACCTTAATGGCGATCAGACAGCCAAAGTTATAGAAGACGCTTTCGATAACTTGCATGAGCAAGCCCAGGAGCACGTAATCAACTATGTGAAAGGGTAAGGTTATGATGTTTGGTAAAATGATAACTCGCAGATGTCTGCTTACCTTGGATGGGGGTGCAAAGATTCAAGCCGTCCTCACTATGCCGAAGCCGACAAAACCCATCTTCCCAAAGGAAATGGAGCGTCAGTTCATTGAGAGTTTTAATGAATCGCTGCCAAATGGTGTTCACAAGGTTATTAAGTGTCACATAATGAGAAATTAAAGTTATGGAGGGCTAGGTATGAAAGAGCTTAAAGATTTGAAAGCTGGCGATGATGTGCTAGTTACAGGTAGGTCTTGCAGACGTATCGCCAAAATTGATAAAGTAACAAAGACTCAAATTGTTGTTAATAACGCTAGATTTAGAAGAGATTCGGGCTGGCAATGCGGTAGTGATAGATGGAATGTTACAAGAATATCTGTTCCTACAAAAAAGGAAATATCAGATATTGAAGAAGAGGATCTTCGTAAGGCTCTCATCTACGTTATCAGTTCTTCTGATTTTGAACGTTTATCAACAGATAAGTTAAAACAAGTGTACAATATTGTAAAAGGCAAAGAATGAAAGAGATTAAAGTTGGAGAAAAGATAACTCTTGAAGTTATTGAGACAGATAAAGAATCTTGCAAAGGGTGCTTCTTTGATAGTAAGATGTTTAATTGCGAAGCATGGCGTAAATACCCTTGTAGCATCAAAATACGTTCAGACCATAAAAGTGTAATCTTTAAAGAAGTTAAGGAGTAAAGCGTATGAGTAGAAATTTAATGAGAATGGCTTTAATAATGGCTGCTACGGCAGCTTATGCACAAGATGATATTTTCGGGTGTTCAAGTCCTAGACTTGACGCACTAAGCGGCAACATTCCTTCTGACAAGCAGAAGTGTCAACCAAAAGCACAACGTGAGTTCACTATTAAAGGCGTGAAGATTATGGCAGCTTCTAAGAAGGACGCTATAAAGAAATATAATCATCGTAAAAAATAAAGCGTATGGTAAAATACATTCCGGGAGATTTGGTAACGATAGAAACGGAATCAATGAAACCAAGAGTAGTAAAAGTTTCAAATGTTGATGAGGATAGTGTTATCTATTGTGAAGGTTGGGGAGAAGTCTGTTTTTATGACGAGATAAAACCTATTCCTTTAACAAAGGATATACTTCTTAGAAACGGATGGAAAGTTAGCAGAGATTCGTTGTTGCTAAAAATTGATGATAATGTTACATTGGGGGTTGTCTTCGCTTTTAACCATAAGGTTTGTTACATTAGAGCAACAAATGATATTATTCACAAAGAACAATGTTTTGCTAGATTGGGGCTTTCAGATGTTGATTTCGTTTCTGATTTACAACATGTCCTATTCGGTATAGGTTTGGATAGTAATATAATTGTTTAACCGCCTTCGAGCAAAAAAAATAATAATATGCCAACAGGATTTACAGCACCAATATATGATGGTGAAGATATAACATTTGAGCAATTTGCAAATAGTTGCTTGCGTAACTTCGGTATCTACCTAAGATTTGAAGGAAAATATCCTAGCCTTAGTAGATACGAAATTCCAGACAAAATATGCCCTAGTGATTACTATAAAAAGAAATACGAAGAGGCAAAAGCGGAGTACGAGAAGCATCTTGCAACCCCTAAGACAAAGGAAGAACTTGAAGCTGAGTATCTTTCTTATGTTAATGATGTAATTAAGGGAAATGAGGATAGACAGAAAGAGAACGAAGCTCTCAAAAACAGATACAATGCAATGCTATCCAAAGTTAGAAGATGGGCTCCACCATCCAAAGACTACGAGGGTGTTAAGGACTTTATGGAAAGTCAATTAATTGATAGTTTAGATTTTGATTGCCGTCATGTTTATGTGGAGGATATCATCCCTAAAGATGAGTGGATTCAAAAACAATCTAATCGCACTGATTTAATAAGGTCTATGAAGTATAATTTGGAGCAGTATAATAAATCTGTAGTTGCTGCCGAAAAGGATACTCAGTGGCTCAAAACATTTTCAGAAAGCATAAAGAACATAACAGAGTAACTAACCATCCTTATAGGATTAAATATAAAGTAATATGGAACAAATTTCATTAGAAGACAAAGTTAGTGAAACTTTGGGTTGGCTCGCAAATCAGATTGCGTGTATCCAAGTATATAAAAAGTGGGACGAAGAATTTAAAAAGGAAAGTCTCAATAATGCTTGGCAAAAAGTTCAAGAACAATTTAAGAAAGACATTGATTGGAATGCTCTTACGGAAAGTCAGTGTAAGGCTTTACATTTTGGAAGTTGGCAATCCGAAGAAGATGTTGAAGAAGAAATTTCTTGTTTACAATCTGTATTAGACAAGGGACACCTTACAAAGGAGGAATTTGATAAGAAGGTTGCCAACGAGAAAAATACTCTTGGACTTCGTTTGATTCCGCTATATCTCTATCCTTCATTGCCTATAGGTATTACCCTAACGTCTATTGGAGGAGAAGAGAGAGTTTTTGATGGCTCAAACATTAGTACTGATGTTAGATTTGGATGCCTTGCATGGGGTATTAAGCCGAAAAAAGATTAACTAACCACCCTCTCCTGCAACAGGGAGAGGGTAAAAAGAAAAGAATATGGACTTAGTAATTACAATATTAGGTTGGATTGCATTAGGCGTTATATCTGCTTATCTGTTAGCAATAGTAGGTAAAATAATCTTTGATGCTGCAACCGCTGATTATAAGTTATACAAGCATGTAAGATTGTGTCGCAAGAGATTGCTAAGAAAGCGATATGAAGATTATGCTTGGCTATTACTCCAGTTAGAGAAAGATACGGAAGTTTTCAATCTTACTCATAACACAAGAGATTGGACTTTTGAAGATTGGAGAGAATTTTATCTTAAAAAAGCAAAGGAGGATAAGTAATGAGTAAAGAAAAAGCTATTGAGTATATCACAAGAGCCAAAGAACAGTTATCAGACGATTTGCTTTCTGTCAGGTTTTGTCAAATGGCTCGCAATAATTTAGATAAGGCACTTAAAGAGTTGGAGGATTGATATGACAAAGCAAGAAGCAATGGCTTTCGCTATCAGCGTAGGAAAGCCGATAAGACATAACTCATTTTCAAAAGGTGAGTTTGTTCAATACAAAGGAAAGGAGTTAGTTGATGAAGAAGGAACTATCCTTCCTCAACAAGAGTTTTGGGCTATCCGTTCAGGTGGCTCTTGGGAGAATGGATGGGAAGAATATAAAGAGGATTGATTATGACAAGAGAAGAAGCTAAAGAATTTTATCCTATTCTGCAAGATTATGCTGAAGGAAAGGTGATTGAGTGTAGGACAAAACCGAGTGTCGTAGAAGGTATAGATGTTCCGAATGATTGGGCGGAAATGAAGGAAATAGAGTACTGGAATAATGTAGAGTATCGCATTAAGCCAGGGGTAAAGTACCGCCCTTTTGCCAATGTAGAAGAATGTTGGACTGAGATGAAGAAGCATCGACCGTTCGGTTGGGTGAAAGACAAAAAAGATGGATATTATGTCTTAATTACTGCTGTAGATAACGGCGATTATATGTCATTAAGTGGAAATAGCGGCTGGTCCTTTTATAGTCTCATGAAAGATTATACCTTTACCGATGATATACCATTTGGTATAAAAGTAGAATAGTATGGCGTATTGTTTTTGTGATATTTGTGATTACAAGGATGAATGTAAACACTATCGAAAGGTAGTTGTTTGTCCTTATATAAAAACGGAAGAATAGCTTATGTATAGACCGATTACAATGTATCAGATTGTTTGCGATAGATGCGGAGAAGTATTTGGCGGTACAGATACTTGCTCTGCACTATTCAGTAACAAAGATGTTGATATTAGTGACTACTCTGATTGGGAAATGATAGATGGTAAGCATTATTGTCCCGATTGCTACGAGGTGGATGTCATTGATGGAGTGTATAACGTTAAAGCAAAGGAGAAATAGGTATGGAAGTATTAAAAGACATAAGTCAGTTAACAAAAGGTTGCTTAGTGACATTTATTAAAAATGATAAATTCCACTACTACGAGTACCTTATGGTACACCCTAATCGTGAAACCTATTATCTTTTTATAGATAACTGGACGCAAGACGTTGTACGAATACACGTCAGCGAACTCTTAAATGGAGATTACTATATAGGTGAATATGATTCTGTTTTCGTTAATAGAAAGATGATAGAATTTTATAAACGTATGATTCAGTGTCACGAGAAGAGAATTAAAGAGAGTTTAAAGAAAAATAGTTATGGCAACCTATAGAATAGTAGATATGTATCGTAAAAGCAAGGCTGTTAAAGGCATACATTATGATTCTTGGAATGAGCCAATCTTTGCTTTTCGTGTAGATAAGAGACATTCATTACTCTTTGGGCTTATCCATTATTGGGACTATGGCGCAAATGACCTTTCAGAGTGCTTTTTCTGCTCTATAAGCAAGGCAAAGGAGGTTATACTAAAAGTGAACAAAAATAGAAGAGTAACAATTTTATATAAGTAGCTTATGAAAATAGAAAATATCAAGTTCAAGGCAAAACGTCTTGATAATGGCAAGTTGGTTGAAGGTTACTTCTATGCCGAATGTGGTAATGCCTACATCATTGAAGATAGGCAGAGTGAATCAATGCTTAATCACAATGAAGCAGTCTTGGTTGATCCTTTCACCGTCTGCCAGTTCACAGGACTGAAAGATTGTAAGGGCAATGAATTGTACGAACATGATGTTATCAAGAATTATCCTTTTCTTCCATCAGAAATTGTATGGTCGGAAGAGTTAAGTGGGTATTACCTCACACATGCTAATGGAAAGATTTATGAAAAACCGTTAGGTTATTATCTTTCATTAGGTAAATTCATAGTTATTGGCAATAAATTCGATAAGGAGAAGTAGTATGGAGAAACGAATAATTTTAGACGAACAAGATATTAACGAATTTCACAATGATGCAGCGATTCTACGCTGGATATACGACTTGATGACGAAAGAGTATCTTATAAGTGAGCATTCCAAAAACATGCCCAGCTTCTTTAGAATAATTAATAAATTAAAACAATTATAGCGTATGAAGAATAAGATATTAGACTTAATCAAATCAGCCGTTTTGCTCGTTTTGATTTTCATAATAGGGGCAATTGGTTTTAGGATTTCTTTCAGCTTAGGAACTCCACACGAAAAAGAAGAGTTTAATATAAAAATATTCACCAAGAAAGGGCATGAATATCTGTTTGTGGGCAAGGAACATGGAGCTTGCGTTATTATTCACGCTAGTAGTTGTCCTTGTAATAAAAAGAAGTAGCTTATGAAAGTAAAGAATATACCAAAAAAGATTTACCTCAACATCTGTAGCAACGAAGATGAGGTAGATTACAATGAATTAGATGGAGTAACATTTAGTACAGAGAAGGTTGGTGTTACCGATTGTGACACAGAAAACGTTCCTTACGTGAATGCTGCATCATTATGGCACGACTTAAAGGATGAGAAGCCACCATTAAGAAAATGGGTAATGTTCCGATATAGTGGAGGTGGCGTAAATCCTACGGCTCTTCACTATGGAGCAATGAGTGATGATGTATGGGTTGTTACAAGGGGAGACGGAACACAGCGTATAGAAGTTCTGTATGAGTGCTACGATAAAATAGAGTGGCTTGATTTTGATGAACTAAAATAGTAATAGCGTATGAAGGTTAGATTAGCTAATAAGATAACGAAACGTTGCTACGGAAGTCCTCACTATTTAAGGATGGTATTGGATGGTTTAGATGTATCGAAAAAGCAGCCTAAGATTAAGCAATACTGGGAGCCTAGATGGGCTTTGTATTATGCTAGCAAAGGTGGTGGTTATGGCAGAGCTGACCATCGTATCGTAAAGGCTGAAAAGATTACTGCAAGATATTCTCGCAAGCTGATGAATTGCCTTGCTAGGTTGGCTGGTAAAAATCCTTTCGATATTAGAGATATATTAGGTAGTTCAAATAAACTAAAAAAATATGATTATGAAACAAGAAATGCAAAAATCAATCTTAAAGATTCAAACAGCAGTCGAAACTCTGACAAGACAGAAAGCTATCGATAAAAATGTGTATGACTTTATCCATGGAGAAATCAAATCTCTTTCGGAAAGTGTGGAGAATATAGAGGAAGTAAATAACCTAGATGAAACACTCCTTACCTTCACAGATAAGGAGGAGTATGTAAACCAGCATATCAACCTTGCTGATACATCTGTACTTTGCAAAGAGTTGAATAGAAGAAAAGACATTGGTGACGATTTTTTTGTAGTAAAAACAGAGGGAAAATAAGTTAGCTTATGGAAAGATTAACTAAAGTAATGGATAAGTATTTATCAGAAGCAAAGAAGAAGGTTCTTAGCCTCACAGTCAGCAAGGAATGGTTCGATATGATAGTGTCGGGCGAAAAGAATGAAGAGTATCGGGTAATTAAAGATTTTTGGATGAGTCGCCTTCTCCTTATCAAGGATGAGAAATTCAAAGATTTCGATAAGTACGATAAGCTTCATATCGGTAAGACATTTGAGATGCTTATAGACACCAATACTATCAAGGAGAAACTGAATAATGGTACAATGAAGTTCGTACCATTCACTCACGTTCTCTTCAAGAACGGCTACTATGACGATAGCCCAAAGGTAGAAAAGGAGATTGAGAGTATAAACATCGGCAAGCCGAAGAAAGGTCTTTGCCCAGGAAAGTGGTTGGACCATGAGTTTTTCATTATTAAGTTCAAGTGATATGATTGCAATTAAAGTATCTTCCGAGAACATCCAAGAATTATGGAAATGCCCGGACGTTTCAGAGTTAGTAAAGACTGTCAGCGGAGACTGCACTAAACAGACATTGATAGTTAGGTTAAGAAATCGAGAGTTCTATGTTCCTGATGGATTCTATCTCGTGAAAGACGAGAATGATCAATGGAGCACACTCAGCCCATCACTGTACGAACTTATAAAAGACAAGGTTCATGGCGAGAAGTGAGGAGGATATCCGGGAATACCATAGAAGGTACTACCAGGAGCATAAGGAACATTTATTGGCAAGAATGGAAGTCTATCGTAAAGAGAATGCCGAAAGGATTGCCGCAAACAGAAGATATAACAGAAAGAGAAAGAAAGCCTTGGGCGGCGTAATGAACCCAAATATAAAATAATGAGTAGAGGAAAACATTTTAGTGCAGAAGAGATTGAGTTCATCAAGGTTAACGCTTTGGTGATGACGACAACGGAGATTGCAAAGCAACTCAATCGTAATTATTGGGCCATCCATCGAAAGATGAAGGAAATGGGTATCAGCAAGAGCCACGTGTTTACTGCTGACGAGGATTTCATCATTCGCAGAATGTATGGCAAGTACCCGGTAAAAGCCATTGCCACCAAGATTGGCGTGGATGAGAACGCTATTTACAACCGTTGCAAGAAGCTTAAGCTAACGAAAGGAGGTGCGCAATGATTGTCATAGTTACCGCTATGGATAAGGAATACGACCTTATCAGAGAATGGATTGCAAAGAATTGGCTTGACTACAAAAATGTTCAAAACATAGCTTTAATCAAGTCTGGTATTGGTAAGGTTAATGCGGCATCTTGCTTGACAGAATTTCTTTTGTTGAATACGTCCAGCAAAGTTACAAGAGTTATCTCGGTAGGATGCGCCGGTGCTGCTGTTGCAGGATTGAAACCTGGTAATGTCGTAATAGGTAATTCATACTGTTACCACGATGTATATTGCGGCGAGCCGAATGCCAACGGGCAAGTTCAAGGTATGCCGGCAGTCTTCCCTTCTGATTTCTCCTGGATTGATATGGATGAAAGATTCAGATTAGGAACTATAGCTACGGGAGATAAGTTTGTCACCACGAGAGAGCAGGTATTGGCAATTAAGGATTTTCTCCCTAATTCTTATAACGTATGTGCTATTGATATGGAGTCTGCTGCCCTCGCGCAGGTATGCTACAAGAAGGGTATTGGTTTTACGTCCATTCGAGTTATTAGCGATAATCCCCTGGAGCCGAACCAGACCGAGCAGTATGCAGGTTTTTGGGATAGTCTTGCCGAAAAGGCATTTAGTGTTGTTTGTAAATTATTAGAGAATGATACCAAGTTTTAAAGTTGATCATACGAAACTGAAGCCAGGTCTTTATGTTTCGAGAGTAGATAAATGGGGCATGGAGACTGCTACCACATTCGATATTCGTGTGTGCAAGCCAAATAAGGATATGATGTCACCTGCTGTCGCGCATACAATAGAGCATTTGATGGCGGACTACCTACGCAATGATAGCCCTCTTAGCAATTCCGTTATGTATTTTGGACCGATGGGATGCCTTACAGGTTTTTATCTTATCCTTAAAGGTACATGGACTTCAAAGCTAATAAATGAAATGATAGTGGAAGCTTTTAAAGCGTGTTCGCTATCAAAGACGATTCCAGGTGCATCGGAAGTGGAATGCGGTAATTATAGGCTCAACGACTTAAAAGGAGCAAAAGAGCTATGTGATATGTTCTCCGTATATCTATCCACAGCTGGACCGGATAAGCTCAATTATCCAGATTAATATTTATATGTAACCATAAAGTATTTAATCATTAAGTATATTTCCTTGCAATATATTTGGTGATTAAATACTTTTTTTATAATTTTGCAGCATTACTTGTTGCTATCGCTTCGTACTGGGATATTTCTTGAATTTTATTGTTCAATTAAATATTTAGTTAGAATGAAAAAAAGAACGAAGCAAGTTTTAGTTATTCTGAAACCCAAATCAAAGGCGTTGGGGTTCAGTAGAGAGGAGTTAGAGGGTATTGCTGCCGATGTTGCCAATAACTTAGAACTCGATGAAGAAGCCTCAGACGAGGATGTAAACGCAGAGATTGAAAAGCAGGTCAATGCGGTTCTTCCTTATCTTAAGATTGCGCAAAAGACCGCGCAGCGTACTATCCAGAGCTTTAAGGATAGTCAAGACTTGGATGACGACGAGGTCGATGACGATGATGATGACCCTGCCGGCAACAAGAAACCAATCCGCAAACAGAAGAAAGAGAACGAAGAGCAGGTCCCAGCATGGGCGCAGGCACTCATTACTCAGAACAAAGCCTTGCAGACCGAAATCCTCGGTTTGAAGTCAGAGCGAGAGAATGATGGCCGCCGTTCTAAGCTGAAGGCACTCCTTAAGGACAAAGGTACGTTCGGAAAGACTGTCTTGAAGAATTTCGACAAGATGAAGTTCGAGAACGAATCTGAGTTCGATGATTTCTACGATGGTGTTGTGGAGGACTTGGCAGCTATCGATCAAGAGCGTGCTAACGAAGGTCTCGGAAAGCTTGGTGCTCCTGCGGCTCAGAGAAAGCCTAAGAAGGAAGAGGTTGAGGTTATCAAGGGCGATGAGATTGATGAGCTTGCCGCAACTATGTAATCTTTAAATTTTAAAAGTTATGTATGGCGTAAGCAAGACAGAAACGTATGATTCAGGCAAGGAGTCTGTAATCATCAGAAATTACGTGAATGGCATCATGGGTGGTGTCATTCTTGACATGACAGGTTTCTCTGGAGAGTTCATCCAGTGTGGACACATTATCATTCGTGATACCAAGTCTGGCGAGTACAAGCCTATGCCGGTAACAGGTGAGGCTTATGCTTCATTGCCGGAAAATCACGAGTATGTAGGTGTCTGCATGACAACAGCTCCGGTAGATACCCCTCATGTAGGTGTTATGACGGCAGGTGAGGCTAATGATAAGGCTGTCCCTTATCCTGTCGATACGATCAAGGCAGCTTTGAAAACAGCCGTTCCTACTCTTCAGTGGGGACACGATGCAATCGGTTAAGGAGGTGATTTATGCAACAGAGTTCTTTATTTCTTAAGTATATCTTGAGTTTCTTCCCAATCCTGAAGACATTGATTGAGAAGATTAACGGTAAGCGCAAGAACGAGATGACGTATCTCCACAAAGATACATCCATTCTCCGCCGCGTTTATTCTACCGACAACAAATGGGAAGCCGATACAGTTGATACCTCTTACGTAGCTGCTGACTACGTAGCAGTGGATTCTCCGGTTCCTTTAAAGTCTCGTGACAAGATTTCAACCGCCAACGGCAAACTGCCAAAGGTTGGTATGAAGAAATTCTTGAAGGAGTCAGATATCCTCGCTCTCAGACTCATGGAAGCACAGGGCGGTCAGACAGCAGAGATTCGCCGTAAGTTGGCGCAGGACCCGGTAGCTTGTAATGTCGGTGTTGATGAGCGTAATGAGTACGCCCTTCTGTATGGTCTTTCTAACGGCTACGTAGCTGTTCGTGACGACGATAATCCAAAGGAGTTGCTCCGTATCAAGTATCAGTACTTGCCGAAAAATCAGCTCGGCATCAACGATGTTGATACTGGTATTACCGTTGCTGACTTGAAGGAATGTATCGCGAGAGCTTCGAATGATGGCAACACCATCTTGATCTTCTGGATTGCTAAGGCTAAGTTTGACGAATTGAAGAAGGCACAGGACGCTCGCGAGCTTGTTGCCAACTATAAGGGTCAGACTTATGACTCCAACACAAAGCTGCCGGTTCCTACTTCCAGCGTATTCCAGGAAGCATTCTTGGACGAGACCGGTGTATCATTCCGCATCATCAACCGTACCGTCCGCTTGGAACATGATGGCGTGAAGAAGAGTGTTAAGCCTTGGAACAAAGATATGATTATCGGTGTCTGCTCACAGATGATTGGTGCCCTCGTCTATGGTCAGGTAGCAGAGGCAACCAACAGAGTGGCAGGTGTAACCTATCAGCAGATTGATTACAAGCTTATCTCTCAGTATTCAACAACTGATCCATTGCGTGAGACTACTGCGGTACAGGCATATTGCTTGCCTGTCATCGAGGACGTTGACACAATCTATCAGATTAATACTAAGCTGGCAGACCCAGACGTTTCGGTTGATACCGAAAAGGAGAAAGCAGATACAGAGGACGCTAAGGTAACAATCTCTGATGTGACCTACAAGAAGCCGGAGGCTATCACAACTCTCAACGCTCTTGGTGCTACACTTCCTAGTGACGCCAGCGACAAGGAGGTTATTGATGCCTATAACGAGCTTCCTCCTGTGAAAAAGAAGGAGTTCAAGGAAAAGGCAGCTAAAGTTGAGGAGTAATCATGAAGACGGTCGGACAAGCTTTGGTGGATGAGGTACACATACCTATCCCCTATGGTTTCGTGGAAAACGCCTGCATCAAGCGTGACCTCGATATCGAATCAGAGTTCACTGGTGACGTTGCCAGAAGTGACGCCTACAAAGGAACGCTTGCCGACTGTCTGCTTTCTCTCATAAAAGCCGTTAGCTTCTCCGAAGCGGACAAATCAATAGGTTCTCTCTCGGAAGACCAGCGAAAGGCTATATTAGTTCAAGTCAATCGTTTATATAACTCTATCGGCGAGGAGGAGGTTTCACTTACTCCGAAGCCGACAGTTTACATTAATTGCTGATGAGTCTATTGAGTTTTCATGCCTCAAAGCTATACCGGCAGCAGAAGGTAGCTGGCTATACAGATGATGATGGAAATTATCACCAGGGCAAGACCGAGTGGAAGTTCTGCTGCACTTGTGATGTAGTTCCTGCTGGCGAGGCCAACAAGTTAGTTACATCTGACGGTTCTATTGATTACTACTCCTACGAAGTGCATAACTTGCCCGTAGGAATTGAAAAGTTCTCATATGGGGATTTTATCAAGCTAGAAATTTTAGGGGCTGAGGAGGTAATTATCAAGGTCAAGGGATTTCATCGTTATCAACTTCAGTGTAAGATATGGGCATAAGAATGACAACCAGCGCTTCCGCTCTTGACGCCTTCCTACAAAGAGCCGCAAGGAAGATACAGGAGAATGTGCTTAAAGCATTGAGCAAGCTAGGAGACGAATCTGTGGTTAGAATCCGTAACAGGTCTGCCAAGGAAAGCTGGATAGACCATACGGGAAACCTAAGAAGCTCCATAGGTTTCGCCGTGTACGAGCAGGGAAGTAAATATATGGAATCAGCCTTTTCGCAGGTTCTCAGTGGCACAGACGGCTCTGTAAAGGGCAAGAAGATGATCAATGACCTTGCTAAGGAATATTCCAGGGTTTATGCTTTGGTTGTCGTTGCCGGAATGGAATACGCAGGAGAGGTGGAAGCCTTGGAAAGCAAGGATGTCCTCGCTTCAACGAAGATATGGGCCACATCCATTGTAGAGCAGCGTGTGAAGACAGCAATAGACTCAGCAGTTAATGAAATAAACAAGTGGAAGATATGAAATCAGACGGAGCAATTAAGACAGATGTTTACCGGTACATCAACGAAAGCGGTTTCATGAACAACGTCAATGGCAAGCTGTCAAAGACGATGAGACCGCATAATTCTCATAAGGAAGATGTCGTTATCTCCATCTTGGCTAATGAGGGAACGCAGCTTCAAACGGCGATTATAAATGTAAATATATATATACAAGACCAGGATGTAGATGGGCAGTTCGAGGAGAACACTATCAGAGTTGACGAAATCTGCAAACTGGCTTGGAATCTCTTGGAAATGTTCAGAACGAGCGAATATGTTGCCCACGCTATTGAGCAGAGGGTATATGCAGCAAGCACGGGAGAACATGTAATAAATAATCAAGTTGAATATAAACTCATAAACGATTAAATTATGTCAGTAACATCATGGGGCAAATGCACTATCTACGTTCAAGAGGTAGGTAGCAAAAAGAACGAGTGGACTAAGCTCCCAACTCCAAAGGATGGCACTACTACTGTTACTCCAACGAAGGGCGATACAATGACCCAGGTTGAGGAAGGTGGCGGAATTGTTGACCGCAAGACAAAGAAGTCCACCTACGAGGCTGTATATCAGCTCTTCATCAAGAAGAACCAGTCGCAGCCATTCAAGACCATCGATGGCATTGTAGAGGGTAACTACCGTTTGGCTATCCAGCCGGAAGACGCCGAGCTTCCTGGCGTTTATATGGGTAACACTACTATCGGCGCAGAGGAGGCCTATACAACCCAGGACGGTGCTCTTATCACGTACACTCACGCAGCTCTCATCCCGGAGGGTGACGTGGTGGCTAAGACTACCAACTCAAAGAGTGAGGAAGTCTATTGTGCTTACCGCTGGCGTGTTATCACCGCCGCAAAGGGAACAGGTGGAAAGTATGCCTTGACTTTCAAGAAGCCGCAGGACGGTGAGACCCCTCCTGCTGAAATCACGGAAACCTACGCAGAGGCATAGGCATATTCTAATATCCCCTTCCGCCGACTGAGGGTTATCAGCCGGCAACCTACCCAAGTAGCTCAGGGGAAGAGCGAGACCAAATAGTCCGTCGCATGAAAATCCAGGGTCTTCAAAAGCTGGTTGAAAGTCGCAGGTTCGAGTCCTGCCTTGGGTGCCAACAATTTAAATTCGAGTGATATGGAAGAGTTAGGAATCATTATATCGAATACGCTCACAGATATGCCGATAGGCTTTGATACTGAGCACGCTCACGTTAGCATCTACCCTACTACACTGGGAATGATGTACCTAACGTCGCAGTTGGTAGATAGCTTGGAGCTAGACAAAGAGTTACTTCAAGCTGATCCATTCTTGGAAGCATTGCGAGTTGCAAACACCAAAAGGGAGACATGCTGCAGATTGATTGCATATCACTCACTCAATACAAAGAACGAAATATTAGATTCCAGATGTGTAAGCAAGCAGACGGAGCTAATCTTCAAAGAATGTTCCAACGAGGATATAGCAACTCTACTCATCATCATCCTTAAGGCTAACTCATACCAGACAATAGCCAAAGAGACAGGAATGGAAGAAGAAGCGAAGCGTATGGCAAAAGTCAACGCAGCAAAGAAGTCGGAGAATAGCTTTATCTTCGGGGGCAAGACAATATGGGGAACTCTCATAGATGCCGCTTGCGAAAGATACGGATGGACTTTCGATTACGTGGTATGGGGAATATCGTATAACAACCTGACTCTCATGCTCAAAGACAAGATTACTTCAATCTATCTGTCTGATGAGGAAAGGAAGAAAGCCCATATACCGGCAGCAGGGGAAGAGGTCATCGATGGCAACAACAAGGAGGCGGTCATGAAGGCGGTGATAGAGTCAGAGACCGAGATTTAACCGAAGTCTTCCTGCGCACGCACGTAAAGTTCCCATATCGAACACTCACATTTGGTATTTCCCCGGCGATTCTTTATAACAGAGTATAAATTCAAGGAAAAATAGAACATTATGCCAAGCATTAAATTCGATACAATAGTCGAGACAGCCAAGGTCGTTTCCGGTTTTCGAGACATTCAGAACGCAGTTCATCAGACTGCTGAGAGGGTTGAGAAGGACGGAAAGTCTATTGACGATGTAATCTCGAATATACAGAACAGCATGAACATTGCCATTGGCGGTTGGAGCATTGGCAAGTTCGTCAATCAGATGATGCAGGTCCGCGGTCAGTTCCAGCAGACAGAAATGGCATTCAAGACGATGTTGCAGTCTGAGGAGAAAGCTGATGCTCTCATGAAGCAGATGATCCGCACGGCAGCCATCACACCTTTCGGGGTTGAAGACGTTACAGAGGGAGCCAAGCAGCTCCTTGCGTTCAACGTAGCAGCCGAGGATGTCAACAAGACGCTTATCGGATTGGGAGACGTGGCAGCAGGTATGGGTATGAACCTTAAAGACCTCGTGATGCTTTACGGCACCACCATCGCCAAGGGCAAGATGGACACGATGGACCTGTACCAGTTCCTCAACCGAGGTATTCCTATCGCAGACGAATTGGCAAAGGTTATGGGGTTGGATTTGAACAATGCCATCGGAGAGGTCCAGAAGCAAATCAAGGCAGGCAAGGTTACCAGTGACATCTTCATCCAGGCAATGCAGAGTATGACCGCCGAGGGTAGCAAGTTCGGTGGCTTGATGGAGGCCCAGTCTAAGACTATTACCGGTCAGATTAGCAACATTAAGGATGCCATTGAGCAGATGTTCAACGAGCTGGGTAAATCCCAGGAGGGTGTCATCAATACCGGATTGGGAGTCGTTTCCACCCTCGTTGAGAATTGGGAGACGGTAGGCAAGGTACTCATGCCCGTTGTTGCAGCGTATGGAGCATACAAGGCTGCGGTGATATCGATGATAGCAATATCTAAGGCACAGGTAGCTTGGGAGAGTGCGAAAGCATTCTTGTCTTTAGCGAAGTCTATCACAACCGCCAAGGATGCCATGGCTCTGTTCAATTTGGTCTCTTCTTCAAATGTTCTCGGTCTGGTTCTTGGTGCAGTAGCAGCTGGAGTCACGATGTTCAATCTTTTCGGAAATAGCGCTGAGGATGCCGCTACCAAGACTTCCAAGTTTACCGAGAGTGCTAATGAAGCATCAAGCAAGGTCGAGTCGCTAGTCTCCATTCTGAAGACTGCCAAGGAAGGCTCTAAGGTTTACAAGGACACCATCAAGGAGCTGTCAAACATCTATGGCAACTACGGGATTGCTATTGACAAGATCAAGGAAGACGAGAGCAACCTTGTGGATGTTAAGCAGCAGGAGATAGATAAATCCAATGAACTCATCGAGCAAATTAAGCTGGAGACCACAGAGCGCAACAGAGCTAATGCAATCTCCAAGGCTAACGAAGACTACAACAACCGTTTGGATAGCGCTCAGCAAGCCCTTTTGGGCAAGTTGAAGGATTATGGAACCTCTAGCAGCGGTATTGCAGTCGGCATACAGAACATCGTATCTGATTCGGTTATCAAGCAGCTTGACGACTTAGCACAGAAGATGGCTGGCTTGAATGAGCATTCCAAGGAATACCAATCCTATATGCGTCAATACAACCAAGTAATAGGGACGATGGTAGATAAGACGGTAGGACTTGCTAAATCTTTTGGAATTACGGACAGCAAAACAAAAGATGCGAAAGAAGCATTAGCAGGCTATCTGTATGAGTTACGTACTGCCAAGAAGATACATGCCGAGGAAACCGACAATGTTAACAGGGCAGCAGATGCAACAGAGGATTTTGGAAACAAGGCCACATCTACCAAGAATAGGATAAATGCTTTGCAGAAACAACTCCAGGGTGCCGGCGAGGATGTACACGTTCTCTACAACCGTGTCAAGGAGTTCATGCAGAACTATTCTGAGAACAACATCAACTTCCACGTCAACTTCGATGCCAAGATACCATCGTGGATGCAGAATATGAATATTCCTGAGCTAGGACGCTTAGGTAAGTACTTTTCCGCTTTGGCACGCGACCTTGCAAACAATAAGAAGTCTGGTGCGCTAGTCAATGGCAAATGGATGTCAACAAACGATATCGCCCAGCGAGGATGGGATTATACCAATGCAGCCAACACCAAGCAGACCAAGGCAGAAGACGATGCTAAGCAGAAGCGTCGCGAAAAGGAAGAGGCAGAAGCAAACGCAAAGAAGAACGCTGCCAAAGCCAAGAAAGCAGCCGCCGATGCCAAGAAGCAGGCAGAAGACCGGAAGAAGGCCCAGGAGGAACTGAATGAGGACTTGAAGCAGCTGCAGCAGGAAAACATCGATACTGATATATCTCAGATGCAGGAAGGCACGGAGAAGAAGCTTGCTCAAATCAAGAACGACTATGCCAAGCGCAAAGCCGAGATTGACAAGCAGGAAGCAGAGTTCAAGAAGAAAAACAAGGAAGCTGGCAAGAAAGTAACCCTCACCTCTGCTCAGTCCAATGCCCTCAATAAGGCAAGAGACCTCGCTACCCAAGAGTACAACAAGAAGCTTGATGAGGTCAACAGGGAAGCCCTCACCTCTATGCGTGACTACTTGAAGGAGTATGGTTCTCTCTATCAGCAGAAGCAAGCCATTGCCGAGGAGTACGAAGAGAAGATTGCCAAGGCTCAGACACAGGGCGAAAAGCTCTCTCTACAGCAGCAGAGAAAGAAGGACCTCCAAACCATCGAGATAAACGCTATCAGACAGAACATCGATTGGGGAAGCATCTTCGGAGACTTCGGAGCTATGTTCAAGGACCAACTGGAACCAACAATAAAGAAGTTGCAGGAGCTGTCCAAGAGCACAACAGATGTTAATGAACAGAAGACTATACAGGAACTTATCTCCAAACTACAAGGCTCTGCCACCATCTGGGATAGCGACATCTTCAAGAAGGTTTCGGACGACATCAACTCCTATCAGTCAGCCATGCAGGGCTATATTGATGCACAAGAGCGAGAGATAGAAGCCACGAAAGCCGTTACCAAGGCGCAGGAAGACCTCGCCAAGGCTAAGAAGAGCGGTGACAAGACAAGTATCAGCAAGGCTGAAGGCAACCTTTCTAGAGTGCAGGGCGTACTCGCTACCGCATCTAACAACGTTTTGGAGTTCGGTTCATCAGTTCAGAAGGCATCATCAGACTTACAGACATCTGCACAGAAGGCAGTTTCTCAGTTCCAGCAGCTTGAAAATGGTTTGCAGGGTCTCACATCGGGGTCACTCAAAGGCATAGGAAACTCCATCCTAGGACTTGACAAGCTTTTCGGCGGCAACATGCAGAAGGACGTTGCCAACACGCTTGCAAAGGGCATCCAAGGGTTGCTCGGTAAAGATAGTGACGCAGCCAAATCTCTGACGAAAGCTTTAGGGGATAGCGGTATGGCAGGTGAAATAATCTCAGCAATACTCGGCATACTCGATATTCTGAAAGATGGCTTCGGAACGCTCATCAGTAACCTCATGGACACGGTCTTTGGCGCAGTAACGGGCATTCTTGATGATGCTTTATCGGGTGACATCGTTATGAAGCCATTGAAGAGTATCGGGAACAACGTTTCTCATATCCTCAACACGCTTTCATTCGGTGGTTTCAATAGTCTGTTCGGTGGAGATGGAAATGCAAAGAAAGTCAATGATACCATCGAAAGACTGACAGACAGAAATACACTCTTGCAGCAATCCATCGAGGATTTGACTGATGCAATGGAAAATTCCTTTGGCTCCAAGGCAACCTCATACTACGAGCAAGCCTATAAGAATCAGCAGGAGACTAATCAGAACTACCTCGACATCGCCAAGGCACAGGCAAGCTATCACGCTTCTCACGGCTCATGGAATCGCTATTGGAGCGGTTTCAGTAGTGATGAGATGGATTGGATCAAGAAGAATGTCAAATCAGACTTCAATGGCGACCTCTTCTCCCTTAGTCCAGAGGAAATGAAGCTCCTCCGTGGCAACGTTGCCATTTGGGAGCATATCGAGAACACTGGAAAGGGTAACTATGGTGGACGTCTGACGGAGAAGCTGAATGACTACATAGACCAAGCAGGTAAGTTGGATGAGCTATCAGACAAGTTGAAGGAAAGCCTTACGCAGATTTCCTTTGACAGTATGAAGGATAGCTTTATATCAGACCTTATGGATATGAGCAAGTCAGCGCAGGACTTTGCAGACGATTTCGCTGAAATGATGCAAAAGGCTCTTCTCTCCTACTCTATGGAAGACCTCATCAATGGCGACTTGAAGAAGCTCTATGATGATTGGGCAAAGGCTATCAAGGACAACGATGGCAAGCTTACCGAAACTGACATAGAGGCATTCAACAAGCGTTATGATGATATAGTCCAGGAAGGATTGAAGAGACGTGACGATTGGGCAAAGGTGACAGGCTACACTGGTTCCTCATCCTCATCACAGACCGCTACAAGCGGAGGATGGGCATCTATGGGGCAAGATACCGCAGATGAGCTGAATGGTCGCTTCACCGCCCTGCAGATTGCAGGAGAGTCCATCGCTCAGAACATGACTACCACCATATCTCAGATGGAGAGCATCGTTACACTCGGAATCTCAACCAATGGAGCAGTATTGGAGATTAGAAACATGATGATCATGACAAACAGCTACCTCGAAGACATCGTGAAGTATTCAAAGCTCACCTATAATGACTTCGGAACAAAGCTGGATGACATGAACAGAAGATTAAAGGATATTTGACCTCTATAGGCTTTTCGCTTGTCAGCCCTTACAACTATACTCAACAATAGCAAAAGCGGCTCACAGCGAAGCCTATGAGGTTATTTAATGATTAAATAGTTATGACTAACGGACAACTTTATATCAATGGCAAGGATGCCTACCTTACGTGGGGCATCTTCTTAGATGAAACCGCCCTCAGTACGCTCATGACCCCTGCACCAAACAAGGAGTTCATCAGCAACAAGTATCGCTCAAAGGACGGCAAGTCGGTTATCAAGCACAATCCTAGGTTGGACGAAAGGGAGATAACGCTGGCATTCAATATGACCGCAAAAGACTCAGATACGTTCATGACGAACTATGCTAGGTTCTGTGAGGAGGTTCTTGCCAAGGGAGAGTTGGTTATCCGCACCCGATTCCAGCCTAATGTGTGGTATCGGTGCATCTATCTCTCCTGCACTCAGTTCAGTCAGTTTATTCGGGAAATGGCAAAGTTCAGCCTAAAGCTCAACGAGCCAGACCCTAGTGACAGAGGTGAAACAAGTAAATACGCAAGCTTATGATTCAGATTAAGAGAAACAACAAGGTATTCTTCACGCTAGAGGACTTCGGTGAGGGCTCTAAGCTGTCATATCAGCTTATGGACCACCATTACATCATCTTGAAGTTCACTACGGCAACGCCAGTCTATTTCGAGATTGGTGATTCCGTGGAGATTCCCGACTTCGGTTACTTTGAGCTTACATCATCATACTTCCCTAAGCACAATGATAGTGATGGCTACGACTACGAAATGCAGATGGATGCCTACTATATGGCTTGGAAGAATAAGCTTTGCAAGTATCGCCCTCAGCACGGAGTAAACGAAACTTCATTCAAGCTCACCACTACGGTAGGCGTGCACATGAACGTTATCCTAGGCAACTTAAAGGCGCTAGGGCTTACGTACAATGGTAAGGAGTTCTCTGTTGACTATACCACATACAACAACAAGGCTTTTGATGTTCAGAAGAGATTCTTGATTGAGTACGGCTCTATCAGTATTCTTGATGCTCTCAACTCCATCTGTTCCGAAGATGCGCTCAACTGCGAGTGGTGGATAGATGGCTCTATTATATACCTTGGATATTGCGAAATGGAAGGGCAGACAACATTCGAACAGGATGTTAATGTTCTGTCTATGTCCTATTCGGAATCTAAGTCAACTTATATCACTAGACTGTACGCATTCGGCTCAGATAGGAATATTCCGAAAGGATATTTCACTGGTGCCGATGCGGACGTTACCACCGATGGGGTTGCTACTGATTACCTCATGCTCCCTAACAAGGAAGTAGATAGTGATGGTTTCTATGCCAAGGATGGTTACCTGGAGAATGTGAATGTCGTAAAGAGCGACAAGCAGGCTATCGAAGGTGTCGTTATGTTCGATGATGAATATCCGAAGGTGGAAAGTGTAGTCAGCAGTATCAAGACCTATGATAGCACCGTTGATAACGAAGACGGAACGAAGACTACTCAGACCTTTTGGCAGGTTACTTCTACAGACTCTTTCACTAATAGCTTCAAGGAGAGTTGGATAAAGAGTAATCTCACTTTAGGCATCAAGTTCACTAGCGGTGCTCTCATGGGTATGGAGTTCGATGTCAGCTTCAAGGTTATCGACAAGGTTAACTACTTCGAGATTGTGGCAAACGACACCTACGGAAGAACTCTTCCCGATGGCGTTATGTGCCCAAAGGTTGGTGATAAGTACTTTCTGTTCAACTGGGACGCAACCAAAATTACAGATACGGACCTCATCCCTACCGCTCAGTTGTCTCTGTTCGATAGAGCGAAGCAGTACTATCAGAAAACCATGATCAGCAACTCAAACTTCACCTGCACAATGGATGGCGATAAGTTCTATAATGATGGAACATACGATTACCATCCTCTCGGTGAGCAGGTAAAGCTGATTAATGATATGTTTGCGCAAGTGGACGCGGATGGCAAGCACTACCGAAACTCTCGTATCATCGGAATGGAGATACCTTTGGATATCCCTTACGACCACCCTCAGTACACGGTTGGCGAGAAGGCTGCTACTAGCCGGTTGGGCAAGCTGGAAGACAAGGTTGACTCCATCACCGTGAACGGAATGCAGATAGGCGGCACAGGAAGCGGTAATGGTGGTGTTTATGTTATCGGTCTGAATGACTCTACTCCTGCATCTGATAGCAACGTTTATTCTGCTAGACGTTCTAGGATGGAGTTTGTATCTAGGCTGCAGGATAACACCGCCAAGGGTACTATCACTTGGGAGAAGATTCAGAAGCTTCTAAGTGGTTTGCTTGTCGGTAACTCCAATTCCGAGAACGGCGGCTCGTGGACTCCCGATACAGAAGGTCGTTCTCATCTCATCACCGATTACCTGGAGGTGAGGATGAAGGCTATCTTCGAGGAATTGGTAATCAAAAAGACATCTACTATCAGTGGTAAGGAGATAATCTCTCCTGCTGGCGGTGTGGTGGCTCATAAGGTAGAAACCGTTACTGTGACATATAATAATGTGTCACAGAAGGCTTATCGTTGCTATTTCTTAGCAGAGCAGGAAGGCGATGCCGTGGATAATGATTTCGCTGTTAACGACCAAGTGCGCTCGGAATCTTTTAACGTCCGCAAGGGTACTTATCACAAGGTTGGTAATCATTTTTACTGGCGATTGGTTATTGGACGTAACGAAGACCCAGTAGAGCTGGAAGGCAAGAAATATCATTACATCGACCTCTCCGATACCGATTGCGCTACGGCAAGCGATGTTCCTGCTAAAGGTGATGTGTTGTCGCAGTGCGGTAATAGAACCGATGTAGAACGTCAGAACTGCCTTATCTTCTCGGCTGTAGATACCTATTCTCCATCCATCGGATTGTATCACGGCATCAACAGCTATTCCTTTGCCAACAAGGAGTACGTGGAATATGGTGTGAATAAGCAGACTAACAAGGCATTTTTTAATGTCTATGGTGATATGTATGTAGGCGACCGACCTACAAAGGAGAATGGCTATGAGGGTAGTAGCTACATCAAGTATGACAGCGCAGCCAAGCAGGTATCTGTTAAAGGCAAGATTTCTGCCAAATCAACCGTAGATGGCAAGGAACTGTCTCTGTATATTAAGGAGAACTCAGCAAAGGGCTTGACCGAGGAGCAGGTAAACAATCTCATCAAGAACTCGCAGGTTATTACTGACTTGCAGAATCAGGTGGATGGTGCTATCGAGACGTGGTTCTACGAAGGTGTGCCTACTTTGAAGAACGCTCCAGCAAGCAGTTGGACGACCGATAAGGATAAAGATACCCATCTCGGCGACCTTTACTACGATAACAAGACGGGCAAGGCATACCGCTTTGCCAAGGATGGCAACACCTATAAGTGGACAGTCATCACGGATACCGATATTGCCAAAGCCCTCTCTGATGCAAGCAAGGCACAGGAGACCGCAGACGGGAAAATGAAGGTGTTCAGCACTCAACCGAACCCACCATATCAAGTTGGTGACATCTGGGTAAACGCTACCTATCCTACAGATGGCAGCATCTACAAGAATGAAGTATTGCGCTGTCAGACCAAAAAAGCGGCTGGTTCTCAGTTCGCCATTGCCGACTGGATTAAGGCTTCTAAATATACCGATGATACCGTTGCCAACGCAGCCAAGGCAGCGGCGGAGAAAGCGCAGAAGGCGGCAGAGACTGCACAGACGAACATTACGAACCTCGACAAGACCGTCACCACCAACAAAAAGGCATTCGATAACTACGTCAATGATGGATACCTAGAGCCATCGGAGATTGCGGCTATGGCGCAGGACTCAAAACGACTCGAAGATGATTTTGCGGCAGCGCAGAAGTCATATAATGAGGTGAAGGATGCAGAGGTACTGAAGGGCACCAAGGAACTCACCGACCTCAATACCGCTTTTGCTACTCTCACGACTGCCAAGACGGAACTCGTTACGTATCTCTCAGATATATCTGCAAGATACAATGCGGCTAATACTGAGAAAAAGGCTACCATTGTTTCAGCCGTTGGAACGAAGTTTACCAACTTCCAGTCCGCATACAGCGCATTTTACGACAAGCTTGGCTTGGCAAACGCCTATATAACTAGCAAGATTTATGTTAACCTCGGTGTAGTTATAGGTGACGTAACCAGCCTTGCTTATTTAAAGAAGGCTCTGATGGATACTCCCGATACTGAGATTAACGGAGGTCTGGTTCTTACATCACTCATCGGTTTGCGAGACACGGACGGAAACACTACGGCAGGTATCAATGGTATAACGGAGAAGTCTGCAAAGGGAGGTGGTGTCGCCGCTTGGTTCGGTGGCGAAATGGTCGATAAGGACTACAACGATGGCTCTAAGACTCCTGCCAACACCATCTTCCGCTTCGATGGTTCGGGCTATGTGGCAGGTGGTGCAATCTGGTGGGGAACTGATGGCAGGGTTCACGCTGACCCTACCTCTTTCATCATCAGCGAGAAGAATCTTGGCGCATACCTCACCTTCTTTGAGCCGACTTGGAAGGCAGGAAGTGCAGGAACGAGCGTTGCTGACCTTGTGTCTTTGAAGCCAAACGCTCCATTCACCAAATTGGGTGTTTCGGGCGATGCTACATTCGAGGGCGCAATCTCCTTTCATGGCATCAAGCTCACGTATGATGCAACCAACAAGGCTATCAAAGTGGATGGAAATCTCTATGCCACAGGCGGTATCACAGCATACGGAGCAAGTAGTGTCGCAGGCGGTGGCGGCTTGAATGCAAGCGTAATCAGCTATGCGAGAATCATAGAGGGGAATTATACGGATGCGGACTTGACTAGCATTCCGAATGCATATGCTATCAAGGCTATCAGCAGCCGTATTGACAATATAGCCACAGAGCTTGGCGGTCTGAATCTCTCTTGGAATAACATTACGGGTAAACCATCAACGTTCGCACCTAGTGCGCATACCCACAAGTGGACAGAAATCATTGACCGCATCACGAAGGTAAGCCAGCTTACCAACGATGCTGGGTATCTGACTACCCATCAGTCTCTCGCAAGCTATTATACCAAAGCGGAGATTGATGCAAAGGGCTATACCACAAACAAGGGTACTGTTACATCTGTTGGTCTTACTTTACCTACAGGTTTGACTTGTGCAACAAAGACCATCACAACAAGCGGTACGTTTGCTATCAGCTTTGCTTCTGGTTACTCCATTCCTACTACTGCAAAGCAGACGGCTTGGGATGGTGCGGTATCGGCAAAGCATACTCATAGCAATAAGTCTGTATTGGACGGTATTTCATCGACAAAAGTAAGTCATTGGGATAGCGCTTATGGTTGGTATGCACTTATGACTACTGACGAGGAGACTGCGGACGGCATTATCAATAAGTGGAACGAGGTAGTGAGCTTCCTCGCAAATATTGCACAGACTGACACTTTGAGCGGTATTGTTGACGGAATCAATAAGTCTATATCTGACGAGGTAACAAGAGCGAAAAAGGCAGAAGGGGTGAACGCTTCGGGCATATCCACCAACAAGATGAGTATCACCACCTTGCAGGGCTACTTTACAAGCGGTTCAGCGAAAAAGGCTCTCCAGCTCACGAATGCTCGCAATCTTTGGGGAAATTCATTTAATGGTACTTCTGATATTAATGGAAGCATCATCGTGCCTAACGGAAAGTATATCTCCATCGGCAACATAAAGATGGAGTATGATGCAACCAATAAGGCGTTGAAGATTACAAACACTACGACTAACGAGGTGGCAAACCTCTATACTAGTGGTGGTGTTTCTGCCTATGGTGTGGGAACATCATCATCAAGTGGCGGTGGTCTCAACGGCTCTGTCAAGGCTTATGCTGATGCAATTAAACTTACAACAGAGAATCTTTCAGATGTTGCTTCTGCGTACTCAGTAGCAAAGCTCTATTCGGAGATTCAGAATGTAGCAAGTGCTGTTCCTAGTATCATCGTGTCTGTGCCAACTGGCGGCAATGCCCTCACTGGTGCAACCTATGATGCAAGTACTGGTGTAATTACTTTCGCGAAGGGTACGTTCCTCACGGCTCATCAGTCTCTTGATGGTTACGTGAATGCGATAGCAGTTAGCGGAAGTGGAAATGCCGTTACTGCCGTTACAAAGAGCGGCAAGACCATTACCTTCACGAAGGGTGCTACATATCTCACCTCGCATCAGAGTTTAAGTAATTATTACACCAAGAGTAGTGTAGATTCTCTTCTTAATGGTAAGTCTGCTACTACTCATACACATAGTGTAAAGATTAACGGTATCACTAAAACCATTGCGCCTAGTGGTGGAGATGCTGTAGATTTGGGAACTTATCTCACAACACATCAAAGTCTCGCAGCTTATGCAACTCAGAATTGGGTTAAAAATGAAGCTACTGCTCATAACGCAGATATGGTAGATAATTATCACGCTAGTGGTTTGTTTACTGGTTTCAGTATTTCTGATGTTGCAAACAAGGTTACTATTAGTATTGGTGGAACTTCTAAAGCACTGAATTTAGTAAGAGCTTTTCCTAGTGGTGTTGGAAACAATTTTAACGATATTGCAACACACGGGAATAGTATGGGTATGTCTAATATTGCAGCACCTTATGCTAGTTCTACTGCTAACTATCAAACGTTGAATGGTTATGTTAATCCTAATGGACAAACTGGTTGGCATCATTATATTAATCTGTCTTATACTGATAGTGATAATACGGCAACTTCTCCTAATATGTGGCAAACTCAGTTTGCTATAAAAGCTGGCACTACTAAAGTTTATGTCCGTTCTAGAGCTGGAGGCAAGATAAGTAATGATGCAGCTTGGGCTGCTCCTTGGGTAAGACTTGCTAGAGTTACTGACAATGTAGCATCTGCATCAAAAGTTGCTAATGCTCTTTCTTGGAGCGGTTACAGTAGTGGTTCTTATAATGGTTCTGCTGCAAAGTCTATTAGTATTCCAAACAATACTAATCAGCTTACTAATGGAGCAGGGTTCATTACAGCTTCTGCTAGTATTAGCGGTAATGCTGGAAGTGCTACTAAGTTACAGAACTCTAGAACTATAAACGGAACATCGTTTAATGGTACTGCCAACATAGTAACTTCTTATTGGGGAACAACAAGAAAGCTTTGGGGCAATAGCGTGAATGGTAATGCTGATGTAAATGGCAGTATAACTATTGCTAATACTGATGGTGTTTATGTGCAAATTGGTGATGTCAGATTAGTTTATGATAAAGCTAATACTGCCATTAAAGTAGTTAAGTCTGATGGTACAACCGCAGCTAACTTCTATGCTACTGGTGGCATTACCGCCTATGGTGAAGGTAGTGGCTCGTCAGGTGGTGGTGGGTTGAATGGTAGTGTGAAGAGCTATGCAGATGCCTTGAAACTTGCTAGCGAATCTCTGTCTGAGATAGCTTCTGCCTACTCTATCAAGGCTCTTGATAGTCGTATCGTCAGCCTAGAAGGAGGCTCGGCTATGGACGTTAGTGTTAGCGGTAGTGGAAACGCAGTGACAGCAATCAGTAAGAGCGGAACGACTATCAGTGTGACAAAGGGAACAACGTTCCTGACTAGTCATCAAAGTCTTGCGGGATATGCTACTCAATCGTGGGTTAATAGCAGGGGATATTTAACTTCTCATCAAGATATTAGCGGAAAAGTAAATAAAAATGGTGATACTATAAGTGGTATTATAAGTTTTACTAACCTTATCAATAATGATAAAGCTATTAATCTTGATTATAACTATAGTGCTGGTGGTTTTGCTAGAGATATAATATCTTTAAATAATAGTGTTTATAGTGGTGATGAACATTATCTTGCTAGTATTTCTGTTTTATGTTATCCAAATAAAACTTCTAATGGATTTCAATATATATATATTGGTTCTGGTGATTATGAATCAGAAAACAATTTAAGAATATACAAAGATAAAGTTACTTTTGGAAGTAACACTATTATTGATAGTGGAAGTATTGGTAGTCAATCTGTAAAATATGCAGCATCTGCTGGAAGCGCAAATTCCGTAGCATGGAGTAATGTGAGCGGAAGACCTACAAAGGTGAGCCAATTCACTAACGATCGTGGCTATATTACATCATCTGCGTCAATTAGTGGTAATGCAGGAAGTGCTACTAAATTAGCAACAAGTAGAACTATATGGGGACAAAGTTTCAATGGAACAAGTGATATTGCAGGATTGCTGAGTACTAATAATGGAATTAAGGTAAACGGTGTCTGGATTGGACTATTACAAAATGGTAATGTTACGACTGGAACTGTAGATTCTTCTCCTAATGCAAATCTCTTTCTTAACTATTCATCACCTAATAATGTGTATATAGTAACTGGAGGTGGAAAAGTTGGAATTGGTACTACGTCACCAAGAGGGAAACTAGATGTTAGTGGTGATTTGTTTGGTTATTCTATTTATGGTAGTTGGATAGGAAGTGCTAGTGGTAGTGCTTTTAGTATTGGCGCAAATGGCGGATACGCCATTGACATTGATACTAATAATGTGCTGAACTTACGAAAAGGAATTAAAATAAATGGAATTGTAATAGGATTGCAAAAAGACCTTGTTACTGCCAGCGCACATGTTATTGAGGATTATGATAGTAATATGTTCTTGAACTATTATTCTACCCATAATATATATCTTTGTTATGGTGGTGGTGATGTTATTTGTGGAGCCAATATCCTTGCCACTGGTGGCATTACTGCCTACTCATCCTCAGACATCCGCTTGAAGCAGGATTTGCGGAAGCTGGACTACTTAGGTATCATCAAGGCAATGGGTGGCACGTTCAGCTTTGCTTGGAAGAAGGACAATACAAGGTCTATCGGTTGGATTGCACAGCACGTCTTGTGCAACCCTCACTTAAAGGACATCGTGGAGACTGACGAGAAGGGCTACTACAAAATCAACTACTGGTCTCCGAAGCTGATTGCAACGGCATTCGGTGCTATCGAGCAGGTGGGCGATGAGGTCAGCAGGTTGAAGGCTCGGGTGGTCTTCCTCGAATCAGAGGTTCAGCGATTGAGCGGAAAGCAGGACGGCAATAACAAGAAGAGATTAGATAACAAGAATATTAATTTATTAAATTAGATTAGAAAATGGAGAATTTAAAGATTAACAAGAAGAGTGAACAGACAACCGCCACTTACACAAAGGGCGGCTATCGAGTAGAAATTACCTACAATGTTGACAAGACTGGTGGCAACATCGACAGCATCAATATGAGTATCTACGCAGATACCAATGGTAACTATCTCGGCAATGCCAACGCAAGCTCCAACGGCAGCGAGCTGACCTACAATATCAGCGGCATCCCTCAGAGCAAGCTCAGTGAGGTATCAGCATTGATTGAGGAGGTTAATTCCGCTATCGCCGCTAATATGGCAAGCGAGGCATCAGAGTAAGTATTAACGCAGGGTGGCTCTTATAGAGCTGCCTTGCCTGGTGTTTTAAGTTCTAAAGATTAGCGTATGAAACGATTTATGTTATGGCTTGCGAAAGTGTTCAATGTAACAGTAGAGCGAGTTGTTACTAAAGAAGTTGTAACAGAATTAGAAACTAAAGTTGAATATTAAAAAAATAAAGATTATGTCTTACAATAGTGAAACTGGAATTATTAGTGCTCCTGTTAGCATTGATGATGTTAAACGAGCTCTTGGAGAGAGTAGCAATGACCTTGCTACTCTTTGTAAGAGTGAAAATATAAATATATGGAGTAAGTATAAACCTATTAGTTGTAAAGGTGAATTTAAAGAATATCCTATTAGAGAAGACTCTGAGGAAATAGTAACATCTTCATATAGTAAATATACTTGTGTTGTTCGTTGTGGTATGAATATACCTATGGATACTTATAAGAACTTACGTAATAATTATGGAGGAGAAGGTTTTGCAATTAAAGGTTGTTACAACTTTCGTCTAGATAATGTATATGGTAGAACTGGCAGTATTCATGATAATAAAAGTATAAGTGTATCAGGAAAACATTTTCCAAAAGGTGGTGCTAATTCTCCTTATAGATTAAGTGATTTTAGAAACTATAATAGTAAAGCAAAAACTAATATGTTTCTAACTTCTATTCCTGAATTACGTACTGTTGAAATTTATTATTCTTCAACTCCTAAATTTAATTGTGTTCTATATAAGAATACAAATGTTGATAATAACACAAATCTTACAATGGATGATATAATAACTGATTTATCTTTAGGTTGGTCTTTTTGGATTCAAATTCGTTATGATTCACCATATAATGTTACTGATAAGATTTATAAAAATTATTATGTTGGTAATTGCCAAAAACCAACTGATTATGTATACGCTAGTAAAGAAATAACTTTTGATATAGGTAATGATAAAGAAGTTACTATTGTGCCTTTTTTAGCATATACTCGTAATGCAACTTTATATGATAATACAAAAATAATTTTTATAAAGAGTCAAGGTGCTATTTCTTTTAAGTATTATCCTAGACAAATTAATATGGAAAGTATTAAAAGTGGTTCTAGTGGTTTTGTTGATTTCTCATCATTGAAAGAATTAGTTGGTGGTACTTGTATTTGTAAAGCAAGAATACATAAACTTCCTGATGCTACATTTACAGTTACCGATGGTATGTTTAGAAGTGTTTGTGGATATGGTGACAATAAGATAACATACGGAAGAGGTTATGTATCTAATAGCTCTGGTCAAGGTATAAATTCTGTAACTGTCCCTAAAGGTAATATAACAGATTATGTTGATATATATATAAGATTTGATACTGTTTATGAAGGAGGTTATTATGGACAAAGATGTCAATTATCTTTTGAAATTAATATAGATGGTGGATGGAAACAAGTTCCTCCAGGAGGTAGTTATATTATGCATTAAAAAGCAGATGTTCTTAATATAACAAATATGCTAGAAATGTATTTGTGGTTTACGTTCTCACCGAGAAAGCAGACACGTTGCGACCTAGTGATTATCCAACGTGGGGAAGCTGATTTTAAAAATACGTAAATTTTGCTCCTCCTGCATTGCTATTCGGAATTATTTTCTTAACTTTGCACTGTTAACAGGAAATGTATTCTGCTATGGCAATCTGGCGAAGAATATTGTATAACATAAAAATAAAGAAACAATTATGAAGAAGATTAAGACAATCGAGGCGGTTGCAGCCTACAAGACAATGAAGGCATTGAAGACATCATCAATGAGCGATGATGCCGCTATGCGAGTTTGGAAGAATATGAAGGCACTGCGCCAAGTAGCCGATACCTACGACAAGGATGTGGAGGAAGCGCAGGAGAGCTTGAAGGACGATAAGTTCGAGGAGATGCAGCGCAAGCTCCAGGAGTGCCAGCAGCTTGAGCAGAAGCACGCCGATGAGGGCTACGAATACACCAAGGACGATTCAGCCAAGTTCGCTGAGGTTAATGAGTATTTCTTCAATCAGAAGCAGAAGACCGAGAAGTACTTCAAGGAACTTGCCGACAAGGAGGTAGAGGTAGCCATCGAGGCAGTTGACGAGAAAGAGCTTTTCAAGGCAGCGAAGGATTGCGGCTTGAAGTTCGCTGATATGGAGACCCTTGAGGTTGTGATAGGATAAACACTGATAAGTAGATATAGAAATAGCGTTAGAATTTGGTAAGGAAGCCGTTCTAACGCTATTTTTGCGACTTATTACTTTCAGATTGTTACTTTTTATAAAGTTTAACACAAAAATCAACTGAAAATCAACCACTTCTGTTAGAAAAATGCATATCTTTGCGGAAGAAACTTAAAAAATCAACGAACAATAGTCTAAAAAAAATAAGCTTATGAACAAAGAAGATGAGAGCGACCTATTAAAGTGGTTGCAAGACAAAGACGTTAGCGAGGTGATGTCCTTGCTGATGAAGCACGGAAATCGGTATAGCAGAAGGATTCTGAAATTCTTTCGCTGGTTCTGTAAGTATGTTCCAATTATAATTATGTGCTTTCACGGGGGGTGTAATTTAAACTGTGTCAAGGCTTGTTCTTAA